GAGATCGGTCTTGGTGACGACCAGTATGTAATTGGAAACTAGGTGAACCCCAACGGATTTCAGCACGACTTTGGTGCTGATGAGTGGAGTTATGAGTGTTCAGCCTGTGGCTCTATGCTCTATACCCCAACCCTATATGAAATGCAGAAAGCCCTACCCAAGCACACACAAGGAGAAGATTGCCTAAATGGTTACTAGAGAGATAACCTGCCCTACTTGCAACTCTAAACTAGAAGTCAAGAGTAGATTTGCCCACCTAGAACTAGCAAAACACAATGTTAAGGTGCATAAAACCACTCCGGCAAAAACTCCGGCAAAGAAAGCCGTAGCAAAGAGAGCCGTAGCAAAGAGAGCCGTAGCAAAGAAGGCGACCCCACGCAGGAGAGCCCAACACAAACCCACGCTTGCCCCACAGGGCTAAGGCTAGTAAGATCACCCCACAGAGTAGAAAAGGATAGAAAATGGTTAAGAAAGTAACTCGTACATTTACCGCAACACTAGAGAAGAACCTAGAAAAGGGTGGCTCTTGGCTATGCCGTGTCGCAGTTCGTGATGAAAATGGAGAGACAAACTCTAAAGTAAGCGCGTGGTCTAACGCCTCTGCTGGTAAGCGGTGGGTCAAGGCTGAGTTAGTAGAGATTACAAAGAGAAAGAGCCTTAAGTTCAGCGTTGTCCAAGCAGACGCTAATGAGAAGCCAACCCTTATCGCTGGTTCTATTGACTATAAGGTAGCGCTTTAATGGAAGATAATCTCAACGCTGATTGGCACAACCCTTCAGGGAGAGATGTTGACGAGATTATGAATAGCGTCAAGGGTAGTAAAGACCACTTAGATGATTCTAAGTACGGCACTCCCAAAGCATTTGTAGAGAGATACGCGGTAGCCCTAGAGGAATATCTAAATGACTCCGCTGGTAAAGGAGAGAGTCACATACACGACTTTGCTACCCTGACCCTATCTTTCACAGAGGCGTTCTTTCATACAGTAAATAACTTTAGTTGAGAGCCTAGTAAGCGTTAAAGCGAATCTACCTTTCTAACGCTAAGGGCGGTCACGATGGCGCACTTTCACGCTTAGCCGTACCTGCGCTTACTAAGTTAAAAACCCCCTGCTACTCACAGGGGGTTTTTCTATTGAGAGAGATTACTGGTTGTCTTTAATCAACTTTACTTCGCAAGCGTCTGTGGTGCAGTAAGACTCACCAACCGCGTCAGAAGCCATACCAGCGTAAACGCCAACAAAGTCAATAGGAAAGAGAGTCATACGATAGCCTTCGTACTCTTCTTCTGTGATCTGTGTGTAAGGCATTTGTGGATAGATATGGTTTCCTGATGGTAGGAAAGAGATAGTCTTTAATTGACCGTCATACAAATGTAGAACAGTGCCAACATCTTTAGACTCGGTTTCAGGGTCAAACGACACAGTAACCGATACAGAGTTGTCGCTCCAATAGCGCTGAGCAGTAGCGGCAAGAGCCACCTTCTCATAGATAGACACATCTTTCTCTGATCGCTTAGCATCTGACTTTACTGGAAAGAACACAACAGAAGTACCAGTTGGGTCTTCGCTGGCAGGCTCTACTAGATACTGTGCCATTTTGAAGAGAGGTAGCATAGGGTCTTCGTTACGGAAACGAATAGCGCGCAAGAAGTATTGACCGCCAACAGTCCAATGCACTCCAGGACTTTCACCTGCAAGGATAGACACAGTTCCCGAAGGCTTTACAGTTGTAGTCTTAATAGACTCACGAATACCAAGCCACTCAGAGTAAGTTTTATCATAACTTTGAACAGTAGCGTAGCCTTCATCCATCCATTGACGGAGAGCAGGAAGCCCCTTGTTATCTGCAAAGTTAGCCACACCCGACATAGAAGTACCGATACGGCGATTGCGTTGCATAATCGCGTTGGTTTCTTCCCAGTGAGTTGGGAGAAGAGTAACTGTCTTGGCATAGAGATAAGCAAACTTGAGAGTCCGCTTATAGTCCTCAATAGAGTCGTGTCGATTGAGGTAAGTTTCGACCAAAGTACAGCACTCATAGGACTCTAAAGACTGTTCAGCGCACGGGTTGTAACCCGCAGCCCTCCAGTCTTTGTTGTTGATGGGGTCGGCTAAGCGACCATACTTACGAGTTACATCCATCCAAAGAACTCCAGGCTCACCATTGAGAGCAATGCCGTCAATAATAGAGTCTAGATTAGAACCTACATTTACCTCTACTGAGTTGTTAGACATCCAAGCCCATCCAGGAGCTTCAGGGTCGTAAGAGTTACGCTCAGGAAATACTGTAGAGTTCTTTAGGTTAAGGAAGTCTTGGTCATCCAAGCGACCCATAAGCAGCTCAGCTGAGCGGCGGACATTGCCGGATACTACGCAGACACCAATTAGATTGCCAATATCTGCAATATCTACTCTAGTTAGCTTTTGACCAGCCCTACCCTTGAATATATTACGGATATAGGTGTGCAATTTAATAAGAGGATCTGGGCCCGCAGCCGTGCCGCCAAAGATCTTGATGGGTACGCCCGCTGGACGGATTATCGAGTAGTCAAACTCGCAGATGGTTTGTTCTGGGCGCAGATACGAGTTGATTAGCATACATACTGACTCAACCCACCCTTCGCGGGTATCTGGAATCTGGTAGGTGACGGGAGGCAACTTAGGCTCGTAGATAGTAAAGTCTTTATCCGCACCCTTATCGTCAAAACCTACACCCACACCAAGCATTGAGGCTTCCATCAAGAAGGCAAATGGCTTGGATGGGTTGTTTTTGGTCATAGACTCAGTTGATACAAACGAGCAGTTCTGCAAGGCGGCTGAGTTCTTCTGCTCATTAACTAGGGGAGTACCCATAACCCATAGACCGCGGCCTGGGGGAGTCCACTTTAGATTAAAAAGTCGATCAAAAGCTTCTTTAGCCGAGGCCTGAGCTTTGGCATCATTCCAAGGCAATCGCTGGCTCTTACAGTGCTCTTTCTGAATAGAGTACATACCGTTGATTACGCGCTCGCATACATCAACCCAAGTCTCTTTAGTGCCATCTTCCTTTAGTCTAGAGTAGGTTCGTAGGAAGGTAATCTCGCCAACAGAGTTACCCGCAGCGTCTTGATAACCCCACGGGACTTTCTTTGACTTGTAGCCTGATACGAAGTCGTCTGCAAGACGGAAGGACAGAGCCATTTGTTTCCTCGGTTCTCTAGATGGTTTGTTAGTTTATTGATAAAAAACTTTGGGTTCAGCGGGAAGACGCTTTCTTACTCTGGTAGCGCCCTCTTATATGATAACTACTCTTTGGTTAAGTTTTTAATTACCTCGGTAGTTTGCTCTTCATTAAGGCCGTTAGAGGGTAGTTCTTTAAGGACATTTGCCTTGTCTCCAAAGATAGAACTAAGGACTCCAGCACTACCTTGGCGCTCTACGGTCATCCTAATAAACTCCCGAGAATCATCCAATTCTTTAGTCGTCTTAATCAATTTGAAGAGCCGATCTATCTCTTTTGAAACGTTAGGGTCAGCGTATCCACCGTTCATTTCTTCAGCAAAACGCATAAAAGCGACCCTTTGACCTTGCATTTCAATGATGGCATTGATGAGGGACTTGAGTTGGTCTTTGGTCTTAACCTCAACTGGGAGCTTAAATGCGCACACAGATTGAGGCTTAAAAGCAGGGCAGTTAGCCGCTATAAAGCAGGTATCACACACCCGAAGACTGACTGATTGAGACTGAACAACAGGTACTTCTTTAAATACTTCTACCCCGTTTTCGAACTCAACTACCTGCTTCATCTCGTATCCAAAGACAGGTAAATTGCCCATTTCTTCAGCGGTTCTAGGCTCTAACTTCCGCGCAGAAACACCCCTCTTATCACTATTAGCGGGGGCGATTTCTCCACTTTCATCACTCACTGGTAAGTCGTTATTATCATATAACTTCTCGGTATCTTCTGGAATCACGCCGTTTAACCTCGCTTCATATTGCAGGTAAGACCACACTGCCAGACGGCAGACTTCCTTATCATCATCTTCTAAAATCTTGTCTACATCTAACCCTGCTTTAAGGTAAGCGTTCCTATATCTAGGGCGCGCTTGATCTTTCATACGGGCTGGGTAGCGTACCAGTTTTGTACCGTCCCAAACGATGGTTTCACCGTTACGCATAGGGGATAGCCAAGACATAGTGCTGGCGGTCTCAGCAGTAATCTGCCGTAAAGTATCGGGCTTAGCCGACCCAAGTATATGAAAACGGGTGCCGTGCTTACGAACAAGTGTTCGCATTACAGTTATAAGCTGCTGGTTATCTTCTAGGGATTCGCCTGGAATAGCAATGTCTAAGTAGTTACTTCCGAGTAGATTAAGCTCAGCAAATCCAGATTCAGGGCTCCAAGCAGGTAAGAACTTACTGGGCGGTACTTGAGACCAAGCTGACTTACGCTGCTGCGCTACAAACTCTTCATCCGCAGCTATTTCACTAAACATATTGATTCGGTCTATATTGTTTGCAATAAAGTCCTCATACTCAGCGGCAAAGTCCAGCAGAGCATCTGCTGTCAGCTCTTCTGATTTAGGTATGCCGGGGTATACATAGATGTAGAGGTGGTCTTTGAAGTAATTCTTCAGTAGATACGTCTTATTCTGGGGTAAACCGCGCTTAGTAAGCCCCCAAAAGCTGACTCCGACATGTGTAGCTGACGTGGACTCTAAAAGGGTACGGTTGCTTGGGACTTCTGCCCCGAGGTAGACAATCTTCATTGAACGCGGTGATCCTCTACGTAGGTCTCCTGCTGGCTTATAATCTCGCTCTTAATCTTTGCCCACGACTTTGCGCCCTGCCTGCCATCTGGACGGAACTTCTCATCCATATAAACTGGGTGAAGGAACATAAGGCTGGTTAAACCAATCTCGAGTAGTTTTGCGGCCAATGCAGGGTCAGCAGTTATTACTAGCTCGGCCCCGCTTTGTTGTCCACGACAGTACTCTACTTGGCGCAACTCAGGCCACTCGACACCCGCAGTCATCTCTAAACCAACCAAGTCATCTACTAAATTAACCTTGTTTTCACGCAACCAACGATCATCTTTTTCTTTGTGTGAGCAAAGCAGTAGAACGCGCCCTCTATCTTTTAAAATGCGATAAAGGGACATACCTTGCGGGATGGGGGCATTGGTTATGGGGTTACGGAGAACGCCATCAATAAACATAAGTGTTGCCACGAGTTGTACCCTACTACTAAATTACGATCTGTGTTATCTGCCGCCGACTGCGCGGCGTATTAAGGTATTAACGTCAGGTAGTTGCATACCGTATGTCTGTGCCTCAAAGTCTTTTTTACTCTTTGTTGCTATGTCTTTTAGTTTACGCAAGGCCTGGATAGACCCCGCTTCTTTACCCGCTTGCCAACGATAATTAGACGGGTCTGTGTATCCTAAACCAGATGGGCTAAACGCGTAAGTTCTACCCTTATGTATTTCATCAAACAAAGCAACGCCTTGCTCTACGGCTAGCTTTAACGCAGCTTCTGCGTTTCTACGAGCAGTGTCGGTTGGGGCGCTACCAATAGCGGTTAGCGCGGCTGAGTAACGAGATAGGATGTCTGTAGTCATAGAAACATCGCGAGCAACTTTCTGCTCTACCATCTTGTTTCTAGGTGGCGCTTTAACCTCAGGCTGAACAGTCCAGTCATCATTAGTTAATGAGTAGGCTGCGTAAGGCTTAATCTGACGAATATCAGACTTTACATTTACAAAGAAGGTAAGCTCGTAAGCATCTAAGAAGTTAGATGTAGCTGGATGCAAGTCTTTTCTAAAGTCTTCGTTAAACATATCTGCGATTTGTTTATCGCTAAGGGCTTTATACTCTGGATTAGACTGTCTAAACATAAGGTAGTTAATTCCTACCAAGCAATCTAAGTCAGCTGGGGTACGAGCTGCCGTCCATTGGTAACTTACGCCAGAGCCAGCAATCCAAACAGAGGTATACCCCTCTGGGTTGTAGTAATGGTTGCGCAAGTGCTCGAATAGAATACGCAAGATGGCGGAGCGAACTGAAGGTACAAATTTATTATCCCTAAATAAGCGGGGATCTAGCCCTGCCCCAGGCGCACTGAAGTATGAGGTCTCAGAGGGCTCTAAGGCTACAGGTGTGGCTTGTTTAGCAAGCGCTGCGTACAAGTCCATTCAGATATTATAGTTCGTTTTCGCGTTGTTCTTTGTAGGTAATGTCATAGCGTTTGGTTTTTTCCTCTGATTCTTCTTGGGCTTTAACCATAAACCCACAGCCTGTGTGAGCAGTTGCAAATCTATGACCCCACATTAACGCCAGGGTCTCATTTTCTTCTGAGTCGGATTGAAATGATGCTCCGCAAGAACAGGACATTTCTATAAACATACCATCCGCCTTTACTTAGCTGTGTATCTACAGTATACCTATTAAAACGGTCAGTAAAAGGGCAAAGGTTACTTATCTAGGCCTTTAGCTTTCATAGCTTTCTTTTGCACTTCCATCTTTACAGGACAGAAATCGCATAGATAAACTTTAATTGTTGACTTACCAAGGCCTTCTGCTTTACGCTCTTTATTTGTTCCTGCGTCAAGTAATTTTCTATCGTTTTTGTAATCACTGCAATCAGTGGTTCTATTGTGCAGTTGCCAACACTTCATAGCATCTTGGCTAAAGTTGTCTTTTGTCTCGTAGAAGTTAGTGCCAAAGGCATCAAGTCCGGCAGTTAGTGGGCTGCTCTTACCTGTGAACTGTTCTTTAATTTGAGCAATAATGGACGCTTTTACCTTTGGAGTCATCCAGTAAACAAAGTTAACGTCTGTAAGCATTCCCATATGGCCGCCACGCTCGTGGGGGGATACGGCAGCTTCTAGAAAAGGATTCTCTGATTGATCGTATTTGCCTTCACCAAGATACTTACCGTTCTTAGCGTAAGGAATCTCTTCAATGGTCTTACAAGTCTTGCAAACAAGCAGGTTAACGCGCTCTTCGTCCAGTTCCATGTGGTGATCCTATCATATGCGCCGATTTACTTTTTCTTTAGTTTTGCTGCTGCTTCCTTCTGTGCTTTTCTCTGTGCGTAGGCTTTAATATCACGCTCTGTGCGTTCTGCCTCAACCTTTTTCTTGTGTGCTTCAATCTCGTCAGCCTCACTAACAATAGTTTTCTTTTCGGCTGGTTTTTTGACTGGTTTTTCAGCGGCCTTTTTAGGGGAGGCTACTGCCTCGGCAGCAGGCTTCACTTCGTTATTTTTTTCAGGGGCGCCCACGTTCTCTAACTGACGTGGCATAGCCAAAGGCTGTGGTGCTGGGGGTGTGTATGAACCACCCGCTACGCGGTCAATGAGGGACATGCGGCCTTGAGGCGCAGTCTTACCTGATAGTGGACGACCCATTAGTATTTATCGTACTCGTTGGGTACGTGACGCACGTGACCTTCTCCTGGCAAAAAGCTTTCTTTATTGCCTGTAGTATCGTGAGCAACTGAATAGTTTGGCATACCGTGTGAGTCAGAAACGTTATTCCGCATCCAACCAGCCGCGCTTCCTAGTGCGCCCATCATTTTTTCATGTGAGCCTACAGAACGGCGATCGTCTCTTGCTCTATCTTTAGCCATGTTAGTCGTTTGACCTTCCTTTTTTACCTCTGCCTCGGTGGAAAACTATTTCTGGTTTACCTTCTGATTCAGGACCCACAGTACCTAGGTCTGTAACTTTTGTTATTTTAACGGCTGGCTTTGCAACTAATTTATCCTGCACGAAGTTGGGTAACCCTAGATTAGGTTTACGTGCAGGATCGTAAGCGCGGTCTTCAGCCATTAGTTACCTGCTGGATTAACCTTAGAAGTGTCTTCAGAGTTGATGAAACCATAGTTGAAGTATGGATGGAGGCTAGCGCGGTTCTTGACGACTAGTTCGTCACCCTGTCCAGCGGCTACCTCTGTGTTTGGACGGCGCTTACGGTACTTGCCGTCTGTTGCGCCCTCTTCCATAGAAGTGTTCTCAGAACGAAACTTATTAACGGTCATGCCATGCCGCCTTTCACGTGTGACTGCTTCATCCTACGGGAGCAGGATGGGCAGTGCTCTTGGTTCATCAATGATTGTACTGGGTCAATACGCGAGCCACAGGCTTTACAGGCCTTATCTCCGTTATAAATGGTCTTGCTAAGGTCGCGTTGGGTTTGAAGGCCAACATCTTCTGCGCCAGCCATACCCTCACCTGTGCTGTCTGTGTATAGGCCTGGGTCTCTCATACAACACCTTTACGAAGCTTGTTCACGGCCTTATTAATATCTCTTTTTCTAGTGGGAAGTGGGGCAGAGGCGCTCTTTTGACTCTTTCCGGCATAGGCGCGCAACTCAAATCCTTTTTTTGTTGTTCCAACTTCTTTTGGCGCAACGCGTACTGAAGTAGACTCAGACCCTGTAGTTCGCGTACCAAGAGCGTTATCCAATTTGCTCTCAAACTTGTTGGGTGAGTACTGCAAACTATTAGCTGTTTGCTCATGCCCAAACATAAAATCTGCTGTGTTACGGCCCATTAAATTGTTCCTCCTAGTGAGTTAGTGCTGCTTGATTCCTGTGTATTAGGGGTCTGGCTAAAATCAGACTCTACACGCTGAGCTGTAGCAATTTTGCGTGGCATCTTTGCCAAGTCTTCAATGGTAATTTCGTGTTCAGTATAACCAAAGCGCGCTGGGAATAGCTTAATCTGTGGCATAGGAGGGCGCACGTACTCTTGAATTTCTGCGCGCCCCATTGTCCATGCCGCCATTGATTGGCTTAATAGGCGTTCTTGATTAGATTGAAATGGCCCGATGTATTCTTGCGGGGGATTGGCGGCCTCGGGCGGCGCTACCCACGGTCTACGTCCGTAGACTCCATCTGCGTACTTAGTCATTTTTCATTGGGTTGTTAGACCTAATATGTCGTAGCAGTGCTCCTACATCGCGAGCTTTGCCTTTAGCGGTCATCGTTAGTGGATTTGTTTTAGCAAGGGGTTCGGCGCCTGGAACGTGTAGGGTGCTAGCGCTTGCGTTTACGTTTAACTCAGCGGTGCCGTGCTTCATAGTCATAGTTGTGCTTTTATTAATTGAGTGTGGGCGAGCAGGCTGCGGAAATTGGCTTTCGTCTGTGTTCATGCTATCTCCAAGGGGTTCTCATGCGGGCCATCTGGTCTACACGACGCTTATCTAATGCTAGTGGTGCGGTGCTTCTCATGTTGGCTTTACCATCATTAGGAAGATGAGGCGCGGGAGCCGCCATAGCGTTCTCTACCCCGCGCGGTACGCGGATTACATTTCCGTCTCTAACACCTGTCATTTGGCGACGGATTCCGCGCATTGCATCAAGACCTTCTGGATAGTAATAGTCTTGAACATCAATTCTTTCACCGCGATGGATACCACGTTGATACGAGCGCTGTCCTACTCGTACCTTGAGTGCATTAAGAACGTTATCTGATGTATCACGCCCACGGTCATCGCGGCGTGTACGGATTGTGCCTAGGTAACCGTCAGGATATTCCGCCTGAGGCGCTCGACCAACTCCAAGACGTAGGAAATCAAGTTCACTGCGCGCAACGGGAACGCCTCCACCGCCGTAAACGGTGTTAGTTCCATACATACCACCTGCGCCCAGGTTTTGTACGTTTTGATGCGGAGCGGTCATACCACAAGGATACGCGGAATTACTTAGAGGTTAGACTTAAACTCTTTACCTTCGTAAATAGCCCACTTATCCATGATATGGATAGGCTGTAATGTGAAGTGCCCGTCCTCATGAACCCAACCGATCATGATGCCTTGTTGCCAGTCTTCCCAGTGCTTTACTGGACGACCATTGTCATTAAGGCCAGAACCGTAGGAAGGGACTGCACCATCTACGCGGCATAGGCAGCCAGGGCTGGCGCTAACGCTGCGGATAGGGCCATCTCCATTGGCTACAGTTTTGTATTGTAGTTCCTGCCTATGGGCATGCCCAAAGACCGTAGAAACGTGTGGATTCTTATTGACGTAAGCAGATGCAGTAGACCCATTAGAACGAACGGTAGTCCCGTGAATAGCACGAAGGTAAGGAGTAATCCAATACTCGCCCGCTGGATACGCGCCAACATAGTTGATCCCTAACTCTTCTAAACGTAATAGGTATTGAATAGTCATGACTGGCCACTCTTCAGGGGCCGAGTTAGCGCGCTTAATGCCCTTAGATGCCATAGCGTTCATAGTTACATACTTCTGCATACGGCAATCGTGGTTACCTTCTAGCAAGGTTATCTTTGCATCTGGGCAGGTAGCTCGTTGTTTTGCTAATAGCGCGTGACCGTAATCGAGGGCTGGCTGTACTGTATGCGCAAACATTTCTTCCTGTGCATACTTACCCATTGTTGGTAGGTCTAGATAATCTCCAAGGTGGACAATTTCATCTACACCATAACGCTTCTCTAAATAAGCAAGCAACTGGAAGTGAACATCAATTGCTGCTTCATCGTGGAACGGATCTAGTGTTCCATCTTCATACTTACGATAACCAATCTGTGGATCTGGAACAAATACAAATAACTTAAAACCATTCTTACTTGCTTGACGCTCTTTATATTCTGCGGGCTTAATAACAGTGGGTTTTGCTTGCTGGATTGGGGGCCAAGCCCAACCGCTAGTATCAGTAGTAGTAACTGCGTTCTCTAATACATCAAGTAGGCTGGTCTTTATCGACATGTGCAATATCCTCTGAGGTGGGAGCGGAAGGCGGTTAGTTTAAATGGAAGCTCAGTATCTTTATTTAGATCTTGGAATAGATGTGCAACTTTTACAGCTGTATTGTTTGCTTTTATTTGCTCAAATAACTTCTGTTCATCTTTACCTAGAGTAGAAATCCACTGGGCTACTACACAACCGCTTAATGAAGTCCCGTCTAGGTGCTTGTTTAGCACTTCTAACATGTCTCTCCTTGTGTTCGTCAAGCTGCGACGCGATAATCGTAACACACAGAGCGCACAAATCAAGCAAAAACCCCCGCCAATTTGACGGGGGCCGATGCTTAGTAAATTACTTGATCTTAATTGTTTTTGGCTTTAACTCATCTGGAATTTCTCTATCCAGCTTTACAGTTAAGATGCCGTCTTTCATCTCCGCGCCTTCTACTGTTACGTACTCAGCTAGTGGAAAGGACTGCTTAAATGCGCGAGCCGCAATCCCCTTGTGGAAGTACTCATCAATAGATTCATCATCCTTCTTGCCTTCAATGGTTAACACCTGGTCTTTAAAGGTGATATCCAAGTCTTCCTTGCTAAAACCTGCAAGGGCAATACGGATTAGGTACTTGTTTTCCCCTGCCGAAAGGATGTCATACGGCGGGTAGGTTGAGCGTGTATCAAATTGATTGGCCAGCTCATTAAAGAAAGCGGCATGGGTGTTGAAGCCGATTCCTCGATTAATTAAGTGATTGGTTAGCTCTGTAACAATCTGAGCTGGGGTCTTGACTGTGACTGTCTTTGTTGATTCTTTAGTTGCCCACATCTCATGTGGACTACGTGTTGGGTAGCCTGAAGCCATTGTTATATCTCCTTAGACGATATAGTTTAGTTAGGACCCGTTCGGCGTCCTACATCAATTATAGCAAAAAATAACCCCCGTGGACTAGAGTCCCGGGGGCTATTTGTCTAGCTATTAGTTATGGTCACCCATGCCTACGCTGAAGTTCTGCGAAGAACGCTTGATAGCTGAGGGAAGTAGGCGGCCGTTACCCTGTGTAGCGCCTGCCTCTGGTGCTTCTGCTTTCTGGAACTTAACGCGAACACCGTAACGGGCCCCGGATGTAGCCTTTACGAATGTGCGTGATGGCTTAGCCATCTTGTATGGGTCGCCAGCTGCCGTGTTCTTCTTTGGCATCAACTTAGTGTTGGCTGAAGGTGCAGCGGAAGCATTAACTACCTTCATATTTGGGGTAGCCGCACTGGTTGGTGCTAGTGGTGCTGGGTTGTTAAATGGGTTCTTCATGGTTCTCCTTGGCCGAGGAATTGTTCTTATAAATGTACGGTACTTACGCGCTTATTACAGGCTTAATTGGCTATAACTTGAAAAACAATAGCGCTGATATCCCCTGTGGTGCCTTTAATGCTGGCAAATCCTGGGATGCAGACTAGGTTGATTCCTCGTGGAGCTGTATAACCGCGAGCAATAGCAATGGCTTTTACAGCCTGATTGACTGCTCCCGCGCCTACCGCACGAATAGACACCTGATGTTTTTCATAGATAGCATGGGCAATAGCTGATGCTACGGACTGAGGGTTGCTGCCTGCACCTACGCGCAGTGGTTCCTGTTCTTGTGACAATTTATGCTCCTTGGGTTACAAATAGTAATTCCCCGTGGCATAAAGTATGAAGCCTAAATTAGACAAAATAAGGTTAAACGTCTTGTTTCCAGTGCAGATAAGACCTAATGTAGGTAGCTGCGTAGGCTAAAGAAGCAAATATAAAACCGTACTGGTGGGTATCTATTGCATACCCCATCCAAAGGCATTCATTAAATAGTAAAACAAACCAGCCCCAAATAGTTTTGCGGCCAACAAAATAAATGCCTGTTACTCCAACACAGGCCAGGATCCAAGACCACATTATGGTCGGTCAAGCGGGGTAGGTGCTTTTGCGTACGTTCCGCAGATGGCACATTCCATGTCTATAAAATACTGGGATATTTCATAGTCCTCAAAGGAGGCTTTAATTAACCATATGCTTGATTCGCACTTAGGGCACTCATGGCAGATATGATCTGCGTACTCCATGGTGCCTGTGTAATCAGGCTTTAGTTCGCGGATCGACTTGCTCATGCAGCTTGTCCAATGCCGCTCTTTGTTCGGCCATCATCTTTTCTATCTGGTTAACCTCTTCAGGTGAAAGCGTGTCTTTTTGATCTAAGAAAAGCTTTACGCCAATCTCATAGTTTTGTTCTAACACCTGTAACTGAATAGCGCGGCGCTCTGAAATAAAAGAAGCAGCTTCACGAAGGCGTTCTTGTCGTTTATTTTGTGTCTTACTCATTGTCCGCCCCAACCGCCGCCTCTAAATATAGCAGGCGTAGCCTCTTGTTGACCTGTTTCAAAATGTTTAGGTCTAGACATTTCTTTGTACTCTGTAGTATTTTGAGCAGTAGTCAGATGTTCATCTAACGCTCCTGCTGCTGTGCCTTCATCGGCTTCACCTGTTCTTTTCTGTTGCCATGGTTGCATGTCTTTATGAGTCACTATTCGTGCATTAATGCTTTTCATACCCTTTTCCAAAGCATTTTGGACTCTGTGGGTTCCATCAAGGAGGCTATGTGTACCATCTGGATGTTTAAGTACAACAATAGGGTGGCTCATATCTACCGCATTGGTTCGTGCTCTATTTTCTCCTGTGCTCTCTCCTAGACGTCCTTCTAGTTGAGGGGCAAATATCTGAGGATTAAAGGTATTTAACTTACTTTTACTAGCAGCCATATTAACAATATCCCCAACTTTAAATGACCATTTACCATGTGGATTTTCAAATCCAGCAGTTTTTTCTAGAGGATTAAATTGTTTAGGGTTAAGGTTATTTGAGTCGCTCATGTTGTTTTACCTGTATTTCTAGTAGGTACTGTGGTCATAGTTAATCCTTTGTTGGGTCTTCCATATTAATAATCTTCATTATAGTCCTTGCCGCCCCAACCTCCACCTTTAAAATGAGCAGGAGTTGCCTGCCACATACGGGTCATTGTTTTATTACAAGGAATACAGGTGGGAGTTCCCTCTTCATCAAAGGAACGCTGCACCTCTATGACTGAAGAACAGGTGTCGCACTTAAAATCATAAGATGGCATCTTTATACCCCGTATTGTTCTACTTCTATAAATGGGCCGGATGTATAGGCGTCTAAAGACTCTGCAATCTTTAGGGCATCTAAGATGGTAGCGCCCGCATGTAAGGCCCCTAGAGCGTAAGCTGCGCCGTTTCCTACCCCATAAAAGCCGCTGTCTGTACGGCATACGGATAGGTCATCTGAGATATCAAAAACTTTGCCGCTGACTGCAATCAAAAAGTTAAACCTAGGACCGCTGTCCGATTTGTCTCTTTCTTCTTCAAAGTTATACCCATTAGATTTGAGGCATTCACGCAAGGAAGACATGACTTTTGTAATAACAAAATGATGGATGTCCTTGCGGTCAGAGGCTGTAACGGCTGGCGGCTTCCAAATATGCTGAGCCACGTCACACGGCTGTACTTCGCCGCTGCCAGCAATCAAATAAGGGCCTTTTTCAGTAATTTTAGACATATCGGGATGCCTATAAATGCGGCCAGTACCATCGGTTACTTGGTTATCTGCTCCAAATACGCAACGGTCTTCGTATTGTACGGCTACTATCGTAGTCACTACCGCTCCCTAAACTTTGGATCCTGAAGTTTAACATAGACTTCCTTTTCGTATGTACGCTTGCCTGTTCCAGATACTAGGTGGGCTAAGGCGTAGGAGTCTGCGGCGTTGTCGTCGTTAAACTCAGCATCCCAGTTTTTATAGGCGTACATGAGCATCTGGCTCTTGGATACCCCAGTGCCTTTGCCACACGTGTATTTTTTTAGGTTAGTGGGCGGGACTATAAGGGGGTAGATCCCAAATTCTAAGAGGGTTAGTTTTACCATACCACCCAGTTCGCCAAGCATATTGGCCATCTGTGACCCAAAGGCGTAGCCCTCTATGGCAACGTCCTTGATATCGTCAAACTCATGGAGCCAGTTCATAACGTGGGATTGAATATCCCGCAGGCGCTCTATGCCCCGCTTATCAGACTTGTATACCTCTGTGTAGTAGTTGTCTTGATCTTTAAATGCCGTAATAGCAAACCCGCTATATGACTGGTCTATGCCTAAATAGACCGGGCCATCTACAGCGCCCTTGCTAAACACCTTCATTAGTAACCGCGTGCTTTTAGAACAGATGTTCGACGGGTTAATTCACGGCTAGTCAATTGGTAGTAGCGCTCAAGGTTGTCCATAGAGGTCTTCAACAACTTGTGATAAGCCTCAGCGTGCATACGATCAGCAGCTAAGCTTTGCATATCTGGGTCTGTAAGAATCATGGCTTTAACAGTTGTAGCTTTTACCTTTGGATCCGAAGACTTCTGGATAAGAAGTTTGGCCTCTTCCTGCTTGTAGTAATTCTCAGCCTCGGTGACCGCCAACTCAGCGCAGGCTACCTGTGTCAATAAGAAGTTGTAGTTCTCCATATAAGAACGAGCCATCTCCATAAGCTGTTGATCATCAACGCCAGTAATATCTGCTGGAAAAGGCTTGATATCAATGTCCAGGCTTCGCTTAACAGGTAGACCCTGCTTCTCTAATACTTTTAATAGGTCTTCACTAATACCTGTAGCGACGATGTTAATCATTTGTATACCCCTTACATTTAGCGCAACCATCTGTGCTTAGGTTACATGACGGCGGCGTATTAGTTTTTAGTGCTTTTACAATCATAGCGGCTGCATCAAATAAATGCGAGATGCCAAAGTCGCTCTTCTTTATTACAAACTCTTTGGCCTCTTGGTTAGCCTTATTTTCATAGATAATTACTGCTTCTTGTGGGTAGTTCTCATAGTTAAGAAGATCTGCTAACTTCATATAAATCTGTACCTGCATAATGTGCTTCATAAAAGGCGCGTTAATAGCTTTCCATGCCTTATCAAAGTCATTGTCATTATCCATTAAAAGCTCTGGAGCCTCCCAGCGCAGGGTACCGACCCCTACAGACTTTATCTCTAGCATCATTGGGTCGCCAAGCCCCGTTAACCAACCATCTGAGTGTCCGTATATTCGCAAAGGCTCGTAGAATAACGGCACTTCTCTGTAGGCAAGAGGACCATCGTGACAGTCCGACCCGCCCCAGAAAAACTCTTCACATTCATAGCAATACCACTTACCAAACAATACGCCCATATCTTGTAGCCAGCTCTGCCACTTAGCATGAATGGCATGGCCTTCAGCAAACACTGAGGCTAAACGAAAGCTGTTTGTACGTGTGCTAATGGGTTCTTCGCCCTGCAGTTGAAAGTAAGACGCACGGTGACACCAGTCAGATCCAACCATCTCTGATGGGTGTAAAACGTCTGTCCTGCGAGATCTGTCTTTAGGCTTAGCCATTAAATGGCGTTCTAGAGAACCAAGTACACGTGTGTTCTTTTTACCCACGTCTACAAACTTCTTTAACTGACTCATGCAGGTAACTTATCATAGATCTTTATCTAGTACCCATTCTTCAAGTGTCATACCTGAACGTGTTGCTTTACGTTTAAGCGCGTTACGCTCACGGTGACTCATGCCTCCCCAGATACCATGGGTATCGTCCATGCTCTCTGCGTAAAGTAAACACTCTTTACGAACAGGGCATTCTGGAAGACCGTCTCTGCCGTAGCAAACAGCTTTTGCTATATCAGCTATGTCTTTATATTGGTCTTTATCTCTTGGTGGGTACCAAGTGTTGGTACTCATTCCTCGGCATTTTGCTCTATATCGCCAAGGTTCTGGTCCGAAGTCTTCATCGTACAAGATTGATGCTCCTGGAAGCTCTGGCGCATTTCCAGAAAGTCATCTTCAGTTAACAATACATAGTTTTCACTATTAAGGCTTACGCCTAAAACAGGCATACGGCTCTCAAGTATTGCTTCCTTAACAATCTTCTCTAGCACTGCGGCTTTGACAGTAAAGGAGGCTTTGCCTGTGTACTTATGTTCTAAAAGAATATCAGCACTACGGACATCACCTTTACGACTCCAGAAAGCTCCGCTTCCAGCGTTGCGTTTCCCGTCTAGAACTCCTGCTAGTCGTGCCTCGTGCTTCTGTGACTTCTTTAAGCCCTCACTCTTCATGTGCGCGCTTGGATGTTGCTCTAATAGAGTCTAACACTTCACGCTCAAGGACTTCTCGAAGGTCAATATCTTCCCGTATTGCCTGAAGCATACCATCTTGGCCCTGCCATTGCGACTCACCATACCGATAGTAGGCACCTGCTCTAGTGATGACCTTGTTCAAGATACCAATGGCTACAATCTCTTTGGCAAAATCAAACTCACCTGCGGCAAGCTCACCGCCATTAGAGAAGTAAAAGTCCACAATAGCTATTTGACCTGGGGCTGCTGACTTGTTCTTAATGACTCTAACCTTAATTGACTGGCCTACCTTGCGCTTTTCCTGACCAGTGCCTGCCTCAATCCATTCATCGCGGCGGACCTCCATACGGGTAAAGAAAGCATAATCTTTACCTAGACCGCCGGGGGTAGTGCGTGGATCGCCATACATAACACCTACCTTTGAGCGCCATTGGTTAATGATTAAGCCAATAAAAGGGCGTTCTGGGCGAATCAATGAGCGCTTAGACGCCTTGCCTACCTTACGGAAGAACTTGTTAGTAAGAAGCGCTCCGCGCCCTACTGTTGCTTCTTCCATTTCCTTCTCGTCCTCTGCTCCAGGCACCAGAGCAGGAAGTGAGTCAAGGACAATGCAATCAATAGCTTTACTTTCCACGATCCGAATAACCGCTTCATACGCTTCCTCCATGATATTTGTAGACACTACATATACGCGGGAAACATCTACGCCGCACATCTCTGCGTAACCTGGCACCCACTCTTCTGCTGCAATCCATACAGTCGTAAACTCTGGATCGCGACGTTGATTAGCAGCAATAGTCTTAAGAGCAAGCGCGGTCTTGCCATTGCTTGCCTCTCCAATAATTTCGTGCCACTGATTAGACGGCCATCCGCCACCTAAAGCAACGTCTACCGCAATTGAGCCCGTTGTTAAACGACTACCAGTTTGAGTAATATCTGAACCAAGAACGATGGTGTCATCGCCCATTTTCTTGTTGATTGCACTAAATACTTTTGCTAGATCGCCTGTTAATGTACTCATCCTAAGAATCCTCCGTCTGCTCCGATTGCTGGCTTAGTGCCATTAAAAGTACCTGTAGGTATCTGGCGTGCTGGTGTTGCTGGGCCTGCTGAAGATTGACCAGGATTGATAATCCCTTTACCTAAGCCACTACCTGATTGCTGAAGTGGGTAACCGCAATCGTAGCACCGAGGCTTTGCGCCTTGAACACTGCCATAATTTCCGCTACCGCATCCCGGACATCGAGGTGCTTGAGGGGTTGCCTGTTGTGAAGGTGGATACTGTGGCTGTTGCGGTTGAGCATATGTAGCGGGCTGAGGAGCGGCGTACTGAGGCTGCGCCTGTGGCTGCTGAGGAACTGGGTTACCTAATCTGCGTGAAAACCAGTCTGAATTACTCATCTATTTCTCCAAACTCAAGAACATCAGAGTTAACTGTGTTCGTCTCAATCATACCCAAGTGAAGCCCAATTGAAAAGGCGCCCATTAAAGTAGACAGGGCTACCGCTTTATAAACAGCCATTATTGCATCGCCATGTTGTTCTAGCTCATGGTCTTCCATATCATCTGAGCTCAAGGCCTCAGCTAAATGAAGAGCTACCAAAGACTTGGCGCTTATATCTGCAATAGACTCCAAGAAAGGGAACAAAGGTGCAACAGATTTTACTCTGTCTTCGCTGTCTTCTAGCTCTTTGCACTCCCCTTCTTCACTTATGCGACTAAGCCCAACCATCTCAGCAAGGTCATTTACGTTATCTACTAACTCGGTGTCGTATAAATACCAACGATAAACCGTACTCAGAGGAATCTCTTGAGTACTAATCTCCTCATCATCTGAGTTGCCTTTAAATACGTTTGTCCACCATGCCATTAGTCTTTTGCCTCTCCCCAACGCTGGACAACTTTAATGTCCGCAATCAGTGGAACGTCTAGAAATTTAATCTCTTCCATAGCCTCGCGTATAGCTGCATAGGTTTGATCTACTAAGTGGTCTGGGGTCAAGGTAACAATTTCATCGTGTACGGTTAAGATGATCTTTGCCTCGGCGGGAACTCTTTCGTAGGCCCTAATCATAGCAAGTTTAATTATGTCAGCAGCCGAGCCCTGGATGCGCGTGTTAAAAGCCTGACGCTCAGCGCTAGACCTAAAAGCGGGCACCTTAGACTTGATATCTGGCAAGTAACGGCGGCGCTTTAAGATGGTTGAGACGTACCCAGTGTTGCGGGCCACCCCAATAACCTTGGCTTTGTAAAGATCTACGGAAGGGAACTTGGCAGCAAAGTCAGTTAATAGCTGCTTAGCCTCTTGTATGGTGCAGCCAATCTGACGAGAGATCTTGTCGGGGCCAACGCCATAGGCAATAGCCAATACCAAGACCTTACCTGCCTTGCGGTCTACACCCATAGTCTTACCCACAGTTGTGTAGATATCTCCGCCAGTATTGTAGTTGTCAATCATAATTGGGTCGCCAGACATAGAGGCAATAATGCGAGGCTCAATCTGTGAGTAGTCAGCTACAACCAATTTATGTCCCTCTGGGGCATAGAAGAGGTCACGAATCATCTTGCCGTAGTTCTTGTTATCAGGCACCTTGTCATTAGGCGCGGGTATGTTCTGCAAATTGGGGTTAGAGCTAGAGAAACGTCCTGTCTCTGTGCCCCAAGGCTTGAAGTCTCCGTAGATCTTTCCGTTGATAAGTAGGCTTTCCCGCTCTTCAATCTTCTCTTTACCGTTAACGGACTTAACTACCTCACCGCCAATGTAAGGGACGATATAGGTGCTGAGTAACTTATTAATCTCAGCGTATTGGAGGATAGCAGCCACTAACTCATCGTCTGGATGAACCTCAAGAGCCTCTGCGGAAACGGAGTAGTCTGAATATGTTCTCTTATCTGGGGGCGTCTTCTCACCTTTGCCCGTAAGAATAGTGGGCTTTAGACCTCTGTTGCCTTCAGAGATTGGGCCGTACAAAAGCTCTTGCTTTTCAGCGTTAGAGTTAAGGTTAAATACCTTGCCAGCAATTGAGTAGATATTGGACTTGATTACCTCTATCTCTTCCTCAAGTTTTACGTGTAGTTCTTTAAGGTGTTCAACGTCAATAATTGCGCCTGTAAGTTTCATTTGGCACAACACCTTAAGCAAATCCATCTCAAGACCCATTACAGTTTCTACATCTGATTCGGTAATCTTAGCGGCAACTATCTGCCAAAGTAAGAATGTGTACTTAGAGTCAAGGTATGAGTACTTAGCTACCTCATCAAAAGAATACTCTTCAACCTTATGACCTATGCCTTTCTCCATGCTAAAGCCTAAGTCTCTTTGTAAACAGTCGTCTAAGCCAAGCTTTCCGCTGTTACGACTATCGTATAAAAATGAACCGATAAGCGTGTCAAAGTACGGGCCTACAGGAATTACTCCGTCATAGTGTTTAGCTACAGAACATAGGTCAAAGATAAGGTTGTGACCAATAGTAAGTATGTTCTCGTTAAACATTAAAGGCTCTAATGCTTTAAATACTTCAGCGGGAAAGAGCTGTTTTGGGGCTGGACCAAACTTCTTTACGTGCTTCTTTTTATCACGCGAGTAGTCATAGTCACGGGCTTCCAAACCAGCATCTACGCGCTTTTGTCCTTGACCTGTTAAAGGCCTAATTGCTTCTAAGAAATCACCGTTGGGATGACCCATAGGAATAACATCTCCACGGCCACGTGTAGCAAAAGATATCCAGAGAACTTCGTTTACTGCGGGTATGCCTCTATGTTGTCCAACAGTTTCTACGTCAAAAGCAAAAGCATCTTGCTTGAGGTAGTAAGCAACCATCTCATCCAGTTGCTTTTTAGTCGTAATAATATTCAAATTGTGTCCCCTATAAAGTTAGAGACCGATGGAAGGGGGTCATCGGCCTCTAACAGCTATGTGTGTTTTAGAGCAAAGAGTCTGCGATAGCCTCTAGCTCATCCCAAGTAGGTGTCTTGATGTCAGCGCGTGTATACGGCTGAACTGATGCAACGAAAGCGTCTGAAGCAGCCTCGTCAATCTGCCAGTCTTCCATCAAGTCACGGCCCTTTACTGGGTTAATGTGATAAGCAGTTGTCTGTTGCTTACCTGTGCGACTTACTGCCCAATAGTTACGGGTCAATGGACCTTGTGGGGAGAAGTGTGCTGCATGTAGTGCCTTCCACAAACGTGGAGATGCAATAAGCATCTGACGTTGCGGTCCGCCCTCAGCAGATAGGTTGACAATAGAGAAAGCACGCTTCTCTTCTGGCTTGCTACCAAGCTTGATGCAGAGAGGATCATTAGACCCAAGGGAGATGTAGGACTTCTGTCCTTCTTTGTTGGTAAGAAAGTGTTGCTTGTAGACAGCGAACGGACCGTCTTGATCAAGGAACTTAACTACCTGGAAGCCGCCATCGGTAAACTTAAAGTCTTTGGCGTATCCCTGTGATACAGGTGTGATCTTTTCTCCAGCTTCCCAACCTGATTGGATTGCTGTTGAGGTTGACTGCGCTGGGCGGTCATTGATTGCAGATGCACTGAACTCGTCAGTGGCTGGTAGGTATTCTTCTGTGCGATTTACTGACATTGTTTTTCCTTTGTTAGTTTGATTTTGTTTCATCAGCCCGGATGTTACTCCACGCTTCAGCGATCTCATTACTGAGGTGCTGATGTTGAGACCAGTCTATACGTTTTGTCTCTAAGATTCCAGCCTTGTCAAAGCGCTCAATAACCGCTTCAATCATGGCTCGAGAGTAGAGCCTACGTCCTTGATGGTCTTTCCCATTAATGTCTTTTTTAACGGGAAGTCTGTAGGGTGCTGAGGGTAGGTAACCCTCTTTAATCCATGTACGAATTGTAATGATAGGCCTGCCTAAGGCAGATGCTAGAGACCCAATAAGAAACAACTCAACGTCTTTACCATTAGGCAGCGTGCGCTTAGTTGGATTAGAGTCCCAGTTCTTAGACACAACAATCTCTGGGTCTTTCTTGGCTACTGCCTTGCGCTTCTTTTTACTGCCTGGGTAGTACTCATCAAGGTCAGCAAAAGCCTGATCAATAAAGTCGTCTGTCATTTATTCTCTACAATAAACGCAAAGGTCTCCTTTGCAGGAAACATTGTGTCAATGTCAGATTCAGTTAGGTAACCTTCGTAAAAGGCGGCCATAATTGCGGCCTCATCTAGCACAGGAACCATCTTGATACAGGTGTTCTTTATACCTTTATCGGTGAGGATCTGCTCTGCAACGTTCATGTCTAAGTTCTTGGATACACGGCGCTGCTTAGTGACCTTTATATTGCCCATAGTGGCGTCCTCAAAAGATATAACCCTATGGCCTTTATCATCAGGTTCAAGAGTGTCTATGTCTTGAGTCATGCGGCTCTTAAGTTCGCTTTGGCGATCTGCCAGCATGCCCATCTCAGTCTTTAATGCTAGAAACTGACGAGCGTTTTTCTTTAACTCTTCTATATTCATTAGTACCCCCTAGGGGCACCACATTAGTTATCTTCTAGAGGCTTGTCAACCTTGATGTAGATTTCTAGCGCCTTGATAATAATGCTAGTAACTGTAACGCCCTCTTTAGCGGCCTTTTTCTGAACGGCAAGCCAAATATCATCCGAGACGCGGATGGTACGGGTTGGTGTCTTAGGTGCGTTAGGCATTCATCAATTATACAATAGAACTCTGTAAGAACTGCTTTAAGCTACCAGCGCTCATTTCTACTCCGCCGTCCTCAGTTATACCCTCACCATCAATAACAGCATTGGCTAAGGCGTTCTTCTGCTGTAAAACCTCCCATTGGCGCTGCTCAATAGAGCCTGTAGCAATGATGTCAGTAATAACAATAGAAGGCCACAGACTAGAGGCGCGCTTGATACGACCATTGCGTTGGACGGCTGTGCCTGAGCTCCATGGCAGGTCATAGTTAATCAGTAGATTAGCGGCAGGTAGATCCACCCCATAACCACCAGCGTCACTAGATATAAGAACACGCACAGCGGGGTCTGTATTAAAAACAATCTTGTTAGTCTCTTTAGTCTTAGCGTCTAACTTGCCTGAATAAAGGCGGCATTGTTCTCGGCCCAAAGCGTCAGCAATCATGTCCAGCATGTATACATAGGTAGCAAAGATAACTACCTTATTCTCGTCATTCTGCTCTAGAAAGTCTTTTACATACTGAACTAGGTAGTCAAGCTTAGGTGAGCTAGTAACACCCTCAAGGGCACCTCCAATAACCAGCTCATTTGCGTATGCAGAGCCTTCTCCATTCATCAACTCAAACTTACTAGAGCTAGTACGGAGCAGGTCTGGGTGAGAGCAGAGCATCTTTAGGCAACCAATCTTAGACATGATCTTGCCACGCATCTCGTCTTCAGGGCCTCCTCGTGAAGACTCTAAACCGTAATGCGAAAAAACATTAAAAGATGCTCCAAATAAAGTCTGAGCTTCTTCTAAGTCAAACAAAAGATCATTTACAATCTTGGAGTAAAGCTTGCTTGTTTTACGATCAAAGCTAATCTTGATTGGGTCTTGATGAATGGTCTCTGGAAGGTAAGGAGCTACATCTGGATCTTTCTGAGCTTTACGAACAGAGGCGGCCTTCATAGTGGTGTGCAGGGTGGACAAGTTTCTATAGTAATCAACGCCACCCCAGCTATTTCTTACAATAAAAGCTGAGTCAAAGATGTCAAAGCGACCAAGAACAGAAGGGTCAACAAATTGCATGATGGAGTACAGCTCTTCAGGCTTACCATTTTCAATAGGGGTACCCGTAAGAGCAAAGCGATAAGGGGTCTGAATTAGCTTCTTAACTTGCTTGGAGCGCTTAGACTTAAATGATTTAATGGCCGTAGCCTCATCAAGGACTACAAATCCTCTAGGGAGTCCTTCAACAAACTTCCAGTCGTTGACCACTTGTTCGTAGTTAAGAATAATGTAATCAACCCCAGAGTTACGCCAATCATAAGCCTCTTGGTATTGCTTTTCTCTTTTAGACGGGGTTCCATCAATGACCAAAGCGTGTGAAGTGCCATCTGTAAACTTCTCAATCTGGTTAGCCCACTGGTATTTAAGTGAGGATAAGCAAATGATAAGGCCTGGCTCATCTATTTTCCGCTCATCCATCAAGCGTTCTATAGCGGCTATGGTAATAACAGTCTTACCCAAACCCAAGTCATAGGCAACCAGCATGCTAGAGCGGTCACACATGCGATCTACTGCCTCAGGTTGATAAGGGAGAAGCGTCCCTGTAAAGGTCATACAAACAAACCTACCATACGAGCTTTAATCATTGCCTCAAGATCTTCAAGAGCGCTATCGTTAATAAAGATGCAATCAACAGGGTAATCGTTTAACTCGTTCTCGGATACATGGTTATTTATTGGACCAACTCCTGGGCGTTCTACCCGCCAAATCGGCCCACCAAACACATCCTTTACCCACACGGCTTCATTTATAAATCGCACGTCAGTAATAACATAGTTGGCAGTTCTATCTAAATTCTTTGTGGCTTCTAAAACCCAATGATTGTCGCCAAAGATCTTACGAGCGCCTACGCCCAACGACTGTAATAACCTTCTAACCTCAGGCTTTGCTTTAGTAAGTTCCCAGCCATAGTCTTCAAGCATAGAGCTTAAGTGATGGCCATTCTCAAGAATAGGGTCCATCTCAACCAGTAGGTCTTTTATCTTGTCCGCAAAAGCTACGCGCGTAAAACCATAATGCTCAACAAGAACTTTAGCTACTGAGTCTTTACCGCTTCTAGCAAACCCTGTAAGACCGATGATCATGCAATAGCCTTCTCTCCACGAATCATGTGCTGTGCGTTCTGTAACCCCATCAAGACCTCTGCGCGACTCATGGCGCCTACATCTTTTACATCAATGTCTTTGTAGTTAAAAAACCAAGCCTCAGCTTTTAGTTCTCGGCATCGTGTAATCATATCTCTAGAGGCTACTTTGCCAGCCTCATCGTTGTCAAAAGCAAAAATGATGCGGTCTGCCCCACGAATAGCGCTTAACTGCTCAATGCTAATAGCGCAGCCAAAAGTAGCAACGCCTCCTGTAATTCCTATTGAGGCTAAGCGAACAACATCTAAAGGAGACTCAACAACAATCATGTCGTCCGATTTGTACTGTTGATACCCAAAAAGAGCTTTGCCCTTTTTCATACCTTTTGGATGGTTATTAAAGTAACGAGTACTGAAGCCTTTTTCTTGCCACCCTAGTAACGTTCCGTAGACATGGCGTACAGGGATGATCCAGTTACCACGATGACGATCCCATCTAATCCCATATAAGTTAGCGGCTTCACGGGTTAATCCCCTAGCCTGTAAAGCCTCAGCAGGGACATCTACAAAGGCACCGAGCATTGACTCAGTAACTCTAACTGCCTCTTCTTCCTGCTTCTTCTCTGGCTCAGTCAAACGCATAAGACGCGCTACCAAGTTGAGGTTGGTGTTAGCCCAGTCAGTTGCTTGGTCTAACGGAACACCACGAACATATGCAACTAACGAGTAAAGGTTGCCCTTAAACCCACAAGAAAAACAGATGTGAGCGCCGGAATCGGCGTTGATATACCAAGAGGGGTTACGATCTGGATGCCCTGTTCGCTCCTCATGTGCTGGGCATTCCCCTTGCACTTCCCAACCACGAGTTCCAATGACCTTAATGCCAAGGTCGGCAAGAGTCTCCTGCATCTCTTCTACTGTCATAGGTCGTTGTTATCCATCTCTCTAAAAGCGCCAGTGTTCCAATCCCACATTAGTGACACCTCACTAAGGCCTGAGTTACGGCTGGCAATAACACGAAGCAATCGGGTGTCATCTACGTTCTCATCCTCGCGCTGAAGACCAAAGATAACGTCAGCATCTTGGTGGAAAGATGAAGAGTAACCGATAGAGTCTGCGCTAACCTGACCCTTTTTCATCTTCCATGCAAGAGCCTGAGTAGAGATAACAACAGGCTTGTTAATCTTCATAGCCAATCGCTTAAGGCTACGAGTGATCTGAGTGATGGCTTGTGGGGTATTGGACTCGCCTGTAACCTCATCAAACATAAGGTAGGTACCATCGATAAACACAATGTCTGGGTTCTTACCTTGAATCTTGCTGGCTACAGCGCTAACAGTCAAACCGCTGGAGGAGTCTGTAAACCAAAAGTCATCGTTCATAGACTGAATGCTGGTAACAATACGTTCGTATCGTTGCTCTTCTTCGTCTGTAAGCGTTCCTGTCATAAGGCGCTTGTGTGAGATGCGAGCGCGCATAGCGTAGTAACGAGTCTTCTGCTCGTTGTTGCTCATCTCAAAAGACATAAACATAGGCTTGTGACCGTTAAGGTGACAGTTAATAGCTATCTGCAAAGCAAGCGTTGACTTACCTGTCTTAGGGGGTGCAACAATAACTACTAGCTGACCTGGTTGTAGGCCTGAGGTAGAAGCATCCATAGTTGGAAAGCCGGTAGGTAGACCTAGTAACCCTGGACTGTTCTTACGGTTTATGTACTCTTCCATAGCAGACTTAGCTGCTTTTCTAATCTCAAGGTCGGTAGTAGAGCCAAGGCCTGTTTGTTCTAAAAGGGCAAAGCCTTGCTGCAACTTAAGAAGTGCGTCTTCGTGAGAGTTAGGCTTCTTAGACTCAAGTGACTGACTAGCATCAATCATCGTATTAATAATTAAAGACTTACGCCGTCCTTCTACTAACCTGTCAATGAAGTAGTCAATGTGGTCTTCAACAACTGGTGGCGTGTAGTTTCTAAAGTTGGACTGAATGACTTCTAGGCTTGGGCACTCTTGATACTCAGTGTAGTGATGTTGTAAAAACCTATACAGATTCTTCTCTTCAGTGTCAGAGAACCACTCTTCAGTAATACCGCGCTCAAGGGCATAGCCAATGCTCTTATCAGTAACGATCTTGCTTAATAGATAAGCTTCATTATTCATAAGTAGTTGAAGTCCATTCCCCAGTGTCCGTACCGTAACAGATTTTTTGGCATGTCTATAACGCCAAGAACTTCAGGTCTGTAAGGCAAGTCTTGCATTACAGCCTCTATAGAATCGTAGGCTCTGGAGTAACGAAATGGGTTAGTCCCCATTGCATCTAAAGTAAGCATCAACTCTTCAAGGTCCTCTGAGTTAATCTCATATGAAATCATCTCAAGGGTGACCCCTTTGCGCGTGGTGTACAAGTAAAACTTACTAAGGATGTCTTTACGGAGCTTTAGCTCCCGATTAACCTTAGGGATGATTTTAAACCGTTTTGTAACACTGGATTCCACAATTGAAAACGCGTCTGTTGTAACGAGTATTCTCTTGGGGAGCTCATTGCTGATGTCCCCGTTCTTCATTTAGTAGACCTCAATCCTTCCGTACTTAATGACAAACTCTCTAAAGTTTTGAGCCGACTTCTTAGCCTTATCTGCGTCTTCTTCTGTAGCCCTACTAGATATCTCTAGCGGGTAAGTCCCATTGTTACTGTCAATGCGGGACTTAACAAAACGTGAATGCTTACAAGTACTACGCCCTCTAAACCCAGGGCAGGTGCAGAATAGAGTACCTTGCTCATCCCCTGATACCTCATAGATACCTGGTCCAGGGCTTTGAGTCTGACTCAAAAAGACCTGAATAAGCTTGGTAGTCATTGCTCTACTCACTTTCTTAGATCCGATGTCTTGATAACTACGCTCATGAAAGACTCGTGAGCAAAACTCTCAGTTGCATCCCCATATACAGAGCCCCAATTTTTTAACAAGATATTTGTAGTAACAATAGTAGGCAGTCCATTGTTAAATCGTGTGCGCAACACATGATGCAACATACTTTTTTGCCATCCAGATAAAGATGCGTGTTCTTTACCTAGATCATCAATGATCAGTACACGTATGTTGTAAGAGTCGTTTGGACAGTCACCCAAGAGGCCTTGATATAAAATCTGACTGTCGTCATCAGCGTCTTCCATTAGATCGCCTTTAAGATTAAGTATGTCGTTAAAGGTAATGAAGTAGCAAGGACGTATAAGCACACGACCCTCTTTAACGTCAAAAGCCTCAATAGGGAACCGCGTCATAATCTCTTGAATGATGGAAAGCGCTAACGTAGTTTTACCGTGACCAGGCTCTCCACAGAGAAGTAACCCTCTACCGCATCTAGAGTTGCCTACAGAACGAACAACCTCTCCGTTCTCTAACGCATCCATCCAAACGTCAATTGAGTCACGAGCAGCTGTTGTTATAACGGTGCAGTCATCTAGTAACCAGCCAAGGCGGTTTGGATTTATGTTTGCAGCCTTTACCCAAGCCTTGCGTCGTATCTTTAACTCATCAAGATTAAACACTAGAACCTTTCCAACTGCCGCTTAGATATCTCTTTAGCTTTTTCTACATCTTCAGAGGTGATAGTGCTTTGTTGAGCCGCTATCTGCAGGCTACCAAAGTCACGAAGGAACAATCGCCAGACCATATCAGAGTCCTTGATCTTCTTCTCATGATCTAGCCGACCGAAGAAGATATCCATCATCTTGACCTCAACGTCTCCTGTAGTGCCATAACTCTTTCGCGCCTTTGCGTACGCCGTTTTAAATACCGCTCGAGAACCCTCCCACGGAGTTATGTCCCACCTGACCATGCGGTTGGCGAACTCAAAGACTGCGTTGTCTATAGACCAATGGTTTGGATCGCGATTGATATTGGCGGCCATAGCCTTTTCAGCCTTAGCGTTGCGAGCCTCGCGGTACTCGCGGTCACGGAGTTCTTTATCTCGGCGCTTGAGCTCGGCCATCTCCTCGGGGTCTTGCTCTATTTGACCTAATGAGTTCCATTCATCATTCATCGCTTCTTCTCCCCGTTTGGCTTCGCCAAACCCTATTTTTTTACTTATAAATGTATTAGTATTTAGTACTAAATTGCTATACAGCTGTGACTGCTGTATCAGAAGTGCCGATTTGGGACTCCCATCGGTTAGCCGCGAAACGGTAATGTACTTGCCGTTGATAACCTCCCGAGTGGTTTTAATGTAGCCAGCCTCTCGGAGCTCCTTTAAGACAGCCAGCATGGTTTTGCGACCCTCTGAAAAAATCCGAGCAAGGTTCTCAGCGCTGATATTAGCCTCTGATTCTTGTAGATACATGTAGACCCCTAGGGCACGGGCTGAAATCACTCCCTAGACCCCTTCTTGGGCGTTTCTGTGGCCTTCAGGAGTTCGGCTGCCACCTCTCTGGCGATCATTTTAGCTAAAGCTTGGACACCTAGATAAAAGTCCTCAGCCAGCTCCTCATCCTCTAGGTCTTCGTCGTCAAAGTCCTCAAGGTCCTCAAGGTCCTCTTCGACTTCCTCCTCTGGCTTAAAGAACTCTTCCAGCTCAGGGATAGACGGGTTCAATATAACCTCAGACGCGCCTGGGTTGAACTTAATCGGCATCAAGCCCTCGGTCAGATCAAAAGAAGGCACCTTATGCTTGTCAAAGATGCTTAAGAGGTTATTGGTGCCTTGATCCTCATCATCTACCAATATAAAGGCTATGACGTTGGTGCCTTTTAATTTAGTGCACGCAGTATCAAACGGAGTGTCGGAGTGGCTTACCGATGAAGAGGGTATGCCCTCATAGTTAGCGTCTTCTCTGCAGAAGAGCAGTATGTCTTTGCTCTTGTCTTTAGCAAGTTGCGCAGCAAAGATCTGCCCTTGACTTGGGCGCTTCTCATACGGGAATACAAAGGTAACGTCTTGTCCGTGCCCGTATACGTAGTCTTCAATTAGTGCTTCTACATTTGCGCGGCTGGTCTGTCCATCACCGGCAACTATTACGTAGTATTTGTCCATAGGACCCCCTGACTTAGGGGGCCTACGCTAGCACATCAGGTTTGCGGTTGTGCAAGATACACGGCGGCGGTACTTCCAAGAGGCAGTACTGCCGCTAATGTTGACCCAAATAGACGGGTTTGAACTGCGTACTTGTTTTTATAGTAATGGCTACGCGCGGCATTTGCAGACCCCCCTTCCCATACAAAGTCTGAAGCGTCTCCTGGACCACCTGAGCCGTCAAAGTATGCAAGGACTTGTCCGTAATTTTCAAAGAGAGCTTGGTCAATATAAAGCACGTCGCTATTGGCTACAGAACTCCAGTTAATTTCTGCACTTGCGTATGCCGCGTTAGTTGGGGCCGCTCCAGTTACATATGGACGCGAGTAAGGTGCAGTGGCTGAGACAGGTGTTCCTATTACGGTACTGATTAATGTGTATGACGAGTCGTACCAGTTGATCTTTGTGGTAACAGTTTCAGTAGTTCCGCCTGTCCACGCGTAGCAACTAAATGTGTAGGACGTGTTTGGGTAGTAGATATTAAGTAGTTGACTGGTGGTTGACCCGTCCCAAGACTTTACTACCACCGAAGTTGTTCCTGTACCAGTCAAGATAAGAGAGTGGCCAGTTTGATAAGCAGAACCTGATGTAGCAAGTGATGCTTGGTCAGCAGCCGTTACTGCATATGAGAATGTATACAGTGTTACTGCTGTGATAGTGCGGTTACCGTTGTAGTTGGAAGAGGTAACTCCAGAGCCAGTTATGTTCGCAAGTGTTACTGAGCTGCCCACTTGTAGAGTGTGAGGGGTTGACACAGTTACAGTAGCTACGTTAGAGCTTATAGACGTAGCAGTTACTGTGTAAGCAATTGTATTTGGCTGCTTTACTGAAGAGTTTACAGCGGCAGTTGCTGACCCAGTAGTTGTCCAGGGAGCAGTGGTGCTAGCAAAGTTAGGGTTAGTTAGTTCGTTAATTCTGTTGGCACGTAGTGTCAAGTGGATCTGACGAGCGTCATCAAACGAGGTTGGAGTGCCTGCTATTTCAAATTGACCGGCATCAAAGAAATGGTGCTCATTAGTTGCTGAGCCACCAATGGATGCAATTGATACTCCAGGGCAAGCATAAACCGCACCAGTCGGTGCGACATCCGATACATAAAATCTATAAGAACTGAAGAAAGTGGCAGTGTTATCTGTTGTTCCAGTGGTGCCCGTAGCAGTTCCTGAACTTGGAGTTGAGGTGCTAAGTAAAGCACCAAAACGGTCAAACCATTTAATCTTTGTGGTTATCGTTCTTGCAGTTGACCCAGATCCTTTAGCCGCATAAATACTAAAACAGTAAGTTGTTCCCGCTACTACAGGAATTCCGTTAGTTACTGGCGCATCGTCACCACAGTATGCGTTAATGGTTTGCTGGCTTGTAGAAGTGTTGTATAGAGCAAAAATTCCATTAGCTTTGTTAGGAAATAGTGTAGGTGCCGTCGACTCTACCCAAGGACTTGGGTACGGAGTTATTAACCCGTACTGCCCCGTAACAGGGTTGTACCCTGAACTTGCGGGTAAGTTGGTTGCGCTTGTAAGAGCAAAGCTGATAGAGGTTGGTGTAACCGCTGTAATGGTGTAAGGGGTTACAGAGTTAAAGAGAGGATAAGGCAAACCACTTACGGTGATGTAGTTACCTACGTCGTACTGTTGGTTGTAACTTGCGCTAAATGTCAGGGTAGCTACGTTAGAGGTTACCGCAGCGGTAAGAATAGGCAATACAGGTAGCTGGTCATAGTCAGCGGTGCCGTCAATAGATATCCAGTGACCCGTGCTTTCTTCAAAAGATGAGTCGTTGTAGTCAAGCATTAAGTTATGGCCAATTTGCACGCCCGCAACACTTGGGTTTGGCGTTACTGGGATAACCGTGTAACTTCCAGAGGCTTTGGCAAACAAGTATGTGGACAGGGTTAATGTGCGAGTAGTAGTGCTGGTATTAGCCACATTTGTAATAAGGGTATTTGGCTGAACACCATTGCCAAGTATCTCTGATCCAATGGCTATAGCGGTTCCAGCAAGCACAGAAACTACTATGGTGTTAGTTCCCACAGCTCCACCAGAAGAATAGGTGTATAGAGTTGAACCAACAGGTTGAACTGGGTAATACTGCCCAGACTTTGTGCTTAGATTAAACGTCTCAGCCCCAAGAGGGTCCGGCACTCCCCACCCAGTAAATGATTTAATAAAAGCAACTAACCCGTTGAGCGAGCCCTTTTGTTTTGTTAGGGTTACTGCTTCTCTAAGAAGAATGCGGTTCTGTTGTAAGCCGATTGCGGGTTCGTATGTTTGACCAAACTGATTTAACATAGTAGGGATCAGTGTGCCGCTTACAGTCTCTGTGTTGTACTTATTCTCTAAAAGATCGGAGAGAGTTCGAGTATAGTCAAGCTGGAAACCAAAATTACTTAAGAAGCTGTATAGATCTGGGTTGTCCCAGTCAGACGTGGCGACATAAGGCTGCGAGATCTTATAGATCTCAGGCAAATAGTTATACAAGTTATCGGTGTTGCCATAGTTTTTTACGGACAAACCAATTGCGTTACCTGCGTTAGTCCACCTGTACTGTGTTAAGTTATACACAAAAATTGAGTAGTAATAGAACTGTCCTTGTGTTAATCCCGCAATTACAAATGTTCCTGTTCCGTTTACTACCGAGGAAGATTCAGCATTAATTACTGTAAAAGAGTAAGAGGATCCAGGTATCACCGTTGCCACAGACGCTACTATAAATAACCCGCTGTAGCCTGTGGGTAAAATACCAGAAATGTTTACGCTGGCTCCGGGAGAAACTTGTTGATAAGACGAAGAGTAAGTATAGGTTGAATATAGTGCCGTACTAGTTACTGAGGTAATTGAAAATGTAGGTGATGTTGAGTTGACCCCAGAGTCAATAAAAGTAACAGGATCTTTGCCATTGGCTGCAGTTAATACTTGTACTCCGTCGTATACGTTTACTGGAAAGCCGTAGCTGTTTCTAGTAATAGTTAAGTTAGCCCAACTACCGCTTGGGTCTGTCCAGTTTAGTAAAATGCTTCCGTAGTTATATGGAATGGCCGTAAAGGGGGTGGCGTCAAACTTAATTGGGTTGTCGCTACCGTAGTAGTCGACTCCATAGTAACTTAATCCGTAGCGCGACATGGTTAGCTTAGAATTCCGCCAGTAGCATTAAGAGTGACGCTTCCAATACCTGTAGCAGAAGGACTAGCTACAGTTCCTAGTTCGTATAGGGTAGGGATCTCATTAGAAGCGCAAACAATGTCCTTGACTGTAAGCGCTGTTACGGATCCCCCAGAAGAAACAGAAGATACGTTTGTTGCCACAAGTGCGTACGAGAAAGTGTTACTAGTTACTGCGGTAACAACATAAGTTCCATTAAAGGTAGTATCTACCCCAGTAACCGACATTGTTTCTCCTACTGTAAGGGTATGGGTAACGGAGGTTGTTAGGGTAGCTACGTTTGAAGTAAGAGCCTTATTAGTAATTGTATAGGTCTGGTCTTGATCGGCTCGCACCATCTTTAGCACTTGCTGGTATGCAACCCCGTTTACATTACCGATGGCGTAGTGCAGGTCAGAGATGCTGATAGTCTGACCAAAGAATACGTTATCAATATAGAACACGTTATTAATAGCTGAGGTAACGTTAGCTATCACAGATGACTGACGGTATTGTGGGGCCACCGTTATGTTAACAACAATATACACTCCAACATACTTAGGTGGTTGGAACGTAAGAGTTGTATTAGCGGGAGCTTTATTTGTAAGGTAATTTAAAACATTTGTTGCTGTTGTGTTAAAAACAGTAGTTGCTGTTGAGTTATCGGCCGCTACTCCCGGGTCACCCGCTGGAGCAATGTACAAAGTAACAGCACTATAAGTATTTGCTGTTGCTATTGCTTTTGACACACCCGTAACTTGAACCGCTAAAGCCGCGTAATCGGATAAAGATACAGCCCTGTTAATCGCTCTAATGCTAAGAGGCGCGTTGATTCTAATAGAGTCAGTTGATTCAGGATCCGCACCGCCGGAAGCGGCACCGTCTCCTTGGGTTACTATGTCTTGGTTAGATACAGAAAGCCCTGAAGGGATAGCAGATAGTGAAGGTACCTTAATAACATATTTAATGGTATTTGAAGCAACGTTGCCGACTACTCCTCCACCAATACGGTAATTAACGTAGATTGTTGCTCCATTTGGCGGAATAATTCCGCTGATGCCGTCGCCAAAAGTTAGATAGGTAATGTTGTTAGCGTTTGTAAACGCTGAAAACACAGGGTCATAGCTACCATAGTCAACTAAATAATCTACCTGTGTATAAGCAGTTCCATTAATAGTTACTTGAACGCTGTTGCTAATAACTGACTGATTTAGTAGTGCAAAGGTTTGGTTAGCTGAGCCATTAGAAGTTCCTACAGGCTCATTTGAAATGGTTTCGCCTTGAGTGGCTAGAACAGCCATTGTTCCAGAGAACGTACCAAAAGAAGACCCTGTACCTGAAGGGGTAAAGCTTGCGCTTGGGTTGGCTACGGTAAATGTGTAGGCGCCAGAAGATCCGCCTATAGCTGTGACACTAAAGGTTCCGTTAAAGTAAGAAGGAGTAACTCCAGATACAGTAACCGAGCTCCCTACTTGAACTCCTTGAGTTGTAAGGCTGTATGTGTATGTGGCTACTGTTGTAGAAGACGCTGACGCTGCAGTTAGTGCGGCCCCAGTTGGAGGAACAATGATTGCTGAGTTAGTCTCAAACACAACCTGAGCTGTGGTTGCGTTAGCTACAAGCGAGGTTGCTGCCTGAGTAAGTGCTGGAAGAGAAATAGGCGTAGCACTTGAGTTCTGGAAGGTAAGATTTACCGTTGATGCAGTGCTGGTAGTAGGGGTATAACCTAATAGGTTAGCTAACTGAAGCACGCTTGAACGCTGAGTGGCCGTAGTAATAAACGACTCATTGGCTGCTCGGTCAATGTAGTAATTGAGGATGTCACCCATGTAAGAGAACAGTTCTACAAGGGTCATACCAAAGTCGGCGGGATCACGGTTAGTCCACTGTGGGGCAAAATTAGGGATAAGCGTGGTCATATCCAACAAAATAGACGCGTAGTCTCTTGATGTATAGTTGATTGATGGCACGTAGTTAGCCACTTGTTACCTCCGTAATTACATCTCCAGACTGGTTAAGGATATCAGTTTTAACCACTAGAGTCTCGGCTGTTGCCGATACACCGTACTTATAACTTATAATTACATTTAAATGGCCGTCTTGCTGGTCTACTGATCCGTTTACAGATAGCAGCGTTAAATAGCTCAACCATCTGGCAAATCCGCTTGCTACTTCTTGGCTGATTAAGGCCATAGCAGCATCCAAATTTTCAAAGCTGGCGGCCCTGGTCTTTGTTCCAAAACTTGGGCGCATAACCCGTTCGCTTAGTAGAGTCATGATCACTAGGACAATACGATCTTGGATAATCTTCTTCTGGTCATTTGAGTAGGCCACGGCCCCATTTGCATCAAAGCCAAACGGAAGAGAGATAGCGCTTGGTGTTGTCATAGTTCAACTCCTAACCAGACGGGGTAATTTGGGTCTCCAGCAGTAAACATAACCCAGACTTTTTGCCCAATACTAGGGACTAATCTGTGAGGTGTATGCTCTAAAGTGCTGGTTAAATCATTAAATGCAGAACCCGAAGAGGCATTCCAAAGGTTAGATTGGTTTACTGTTTTTACATGTGGGTGGGCCAATGTGTTACTTGATTGAGGAACTATGGGCTGGTATGACAAGTAGGCTGTGCTGGTTCCAGCGGCTAAAGACGTGGCGGCATACGGAGTGTTTGGGCAAGTAAATGAATAAGAACTTCCTGCTACCACTGTGGCAATAGCAAAGATGGTGTAAATGCCTCCGTTTACCGCAACCCCCGCACCAACAACGGCTTTTTGAGTTGTTGATGAGTATGTATAAATAGTTGATGTTCCAGAGGTAGTAACGTTAGTAACAGTCACGCCAGCGGGCGTTGCAAGTAGTGCAGCCACTTGAACTGCTGTGTGTGGGATGTGGTCGGGATGGTTAGAGTTAGAGGTTACTGGAAGGCAAGGTTTAGCCCAGTCAGTTTCAGCCGTCCCTAGAACTTGTGGGACCTGAAGTTTGATCTTGTGCTTATTATCGGGGTCTACATTGTTAGTGCAGACTCCTTCGTATACCCCATAAAAGCGCTTGTCTTCGTTCATAGCACACTCGGTATCTTAGACAGTGCGGGGTTACTATAAGAAGCAGTGCTGCCAGCTGGTTGAGAGATAGGATCTAATGTCAGCGTACCCGTCACCCAAACAGGGCCATTTGCCACGCCTTTAGCTCTATTAGTTTGTACTCCAAATACCCCGTTTGATTGAGGACCTAGGTTTGGGGTAGTCCTTCTAAGTACAGTTGTAGGGACAATCACTGTTTGAGCTACGCCAGGAATGATAGTTCTAGAAGGTGTGGTATTTGGTTTAACTATGTTTTTACCGTCAATCCAAGTAGTAGTTGTTCCTAAAGAATCTGTGCCCACATGAAGAATTGTTGTGTACGTCTGTGTGTTTCTTTCGGTTTCACGTACACGGTGCTCTGTACCCAATACAGTCCAGTATCCTGAATAGTAGTTCCCTAAACCATCTAAATACACTGGAGCATCCGGTCTAACATCTGGCGCCCCAAGCACTTCAACGGTAGCTCTATATGGGAATACGGTTCTATCTTCTGCGGCTTTAGCCTCATATGCAGCGACTGTGGCGTCGAGAACAACTACATCTGTAGCGTGTTTATCAAAGAACTCTGGAGTTGTTTTATATTTAGTGTTTGCCGCACGCTTCTGTTGGGTAATAGACATAGAACTAACTGAGTTAGTATCTAGTCCATTAACTGCAATGGCGGCTTTAGTCTCATTGTCTTGCGGCATAGAATCACTAATAACGGGCTCAAATGAGTAAATGGTTGATCCGCTAGGGTTGTTTGCCTCATTCATGTAGAAGTAACTGGCCTCTGAGCGCTTATTTGTAAACTCATAAAGCATAGGTTGAAAGTAGATCTCTGTGTTTTCTGTTCGTAGGCTATAGCCAGACTGCTTTGCTAGTCTGACCATTATTTCCCAATCAGTGTGTCCTGCTTGGGCTACTTGTGGATAAATGCGCGGGTGAGCTACGGTAAAACAAGCAAAGTTATTGCGCTTAGCTATTTGTTTAATAATGCCATCTGCCGATAGCCCTTTATAGACCTGCTGTGATTCATTCTTCATGACCATAGAGGCGCCAACAACCACAATCTCTGTTAAGAAGGTGCTTGGGGTTCTATTCACATTTACATGGTGGATATACCCATAGAAAGATCTAGACTTCTTAACCGTAGATACAGTGAACTTAACAGGTGACCCAGTAGAGACGACATCATAGTTAACGTTCCAGTCTCTAAACTGTATAGTTGCAATCTCATGTTGGTACCTATTTTGATAGAAGGTCATAGAGTACACATGCGCTGGCGGCAAAGTTGTATTAGGGAACTCAACAGTTACGTAATTAAACATTAGGTATCCTGATTACAGTACCTGGGGTTATGTTATTAAAGTCAGCAATCTGAGGATTAAACTCAGGAATAATCCACCAGTACTGCGGGTTTTTGTAGTACGTCTGGGCTAATTGATCTAAGCGTTCACCCTCTAAGTAGACATGCTCATAGTAGTTAAGATTGCCTAGTGAAGAGAACTGATAAAACACAATAGGGTTTAAAGGCCCATTAATAGTGGTAGAGACAAAATCAATAGTAGAGTACTCGTAGCGAGAGCCTTTATAGATAGCCATGATTACCCTTTCTTACTTAGTTGTGCTCTTAGACACATTGCTTGTTAGTGCGACTCGTGAGAATACATTAAATGACACAACAACTTCTGTGTGAAGCGGGATCATATTTTTATTAAAGACTGAGTGGTTAATGGCAAGACTATCTACCCATCCAATGTACGAAAGATTATTGGTTGCATCTGGGCCCAGTTGAAGGGCGATTGCGTTTGGTGACAAGAATCCAATATCAGCCGTCTCTCTTCCAAGAGAGTTATGCCAAGTCTTATTAGAGTCTGAGCCATTTCCAGAGCCATTAATTGCTCTAAACAAGTACTCAAGGTCATGCAGAGTACCCTTCTTCAGTAGATCTTGTAACAAAAGCTGTGGGTTTTGAGTGGCCCCAATAAACCCGCCCGGTGTGTAATCGTTGTAATTAAGAGCCGCAACCATGTTAAGACCACTCGAAGCCGCAGCTGCTGCTGCAAAGTCATTTATTCGGTCAATAACAATAGTAAATTGAACCGTCTCCATAGCAGTAAACTGCCCGTAAAGAGCTGCCATGGAATCAATAGAGCTCGGAGTAAAGTTGGCGTTTCTACTAACACCCACTTGAATATTTTGTGGATTCCACAAGAACTGAAAGCCCCAATAGCTTTGATCAGCAGTTAGTACATAGTTTGTACCTATTGCTGTTGTGCCAGTTGAAGTAGAGGCTGAACTAGTATCTAAGACTAAGTTTGTACTAGTTGGGGTAGTAGCATCAAAAGCAAACCATAACTTTGCTCTACGTAATCCGTGGTTAGTCCCTACATAAGTATGGCCTGAGTTAGTTGAGTCTAGAGCAGCCGTGTTTAATGGCAAGCTTCGAACATGTGGGGGCAAATTAAATTTAATTTTGCTTGGATCTAAGGGTATAGCGTCAACCCCGTTCCCTCCCCCTCCCCCACCAGCGGACGGGGCAGGCTTAATGATCGTTCCAGTAATTTGCTGATTAAACTGTCCTTGCGTAGGCGCTGTTGCTCTTGGGGTGTTGCCCGCGGTATTTAAGTAGTCACGCAATTCACTATAGAAGAAGTTTCTTTGCGCTAAGCTGAGCTTAGCAACGTTTAACGCTGTTTGATGAACCGTTTTTAAAAATGCTTGTCCCTTAGGGGTAGCAAGAAAGTTTGCTGTACCTTGAATGATTGTGTTATCTGCCATTACTTAACCCCTACAGTAGTTACAGTAGTTTTATTCTTAAGAGCTTTTTGCATAGCATCCACAGTAGCTTGAGGGTTTTTGTCTGCTTGGATAGTAACGCTAACCCCTCCATAATTATACGTTGTTTGGCTTGTAGTATTGCCTGCAGGAGCAACACTTGAGCCTCCAAATGCAGAGGCAAGCAAGGCACTTAACGATTGACGTTGGCTATCTGCCGTAGTACTAAATGGTAAAGCTGTAACTATCTTTCCAGAACTACTAACCGCCGTAGATCCCCCACTGCTTCCACTGCCTCCACTACCCGGAGAGTACTGTGTTCTTTTAGGATCTACTTTACCTGTAACCCAGCCAGACTCTACAATTGAAGACCAAATCTGATCAGCGCTTTTACCGCTGCGGAAAGCTGCAAGAATTTTATCGTAGCCCTCGCCTTTAGTATTAAGCAAGGTGGCCGCATCTGCCTGAGATCCTTGAGCTATATTTAAATATTTTTGAACGCCCACTTTGTTTTCGCTTACAGACCCCTTCATACGAAGCGTACTGTTTAGTGGGTTATTAAAACGCATAGGGTTATTGCCGCTCTCATAACGCATCCACTGCTCTAAAATGTTTCTGTTAGTGGGTGTATTAGGAGCGCTAATGTCTTTAAAGAAGTTTGACTCAAAAGCTTTTACGTCACCGCCCATGTCTCTGTGCATATTGTTGAGCACATTATTAGGAATAACATACCCGTCGGTCTTAGGCACAAACAGCTCTGGACCAACTTCACCCACGATGTAAGGTTGCTTAGCGTCTGCGGGGCCGCCATCAGCAAGGAATCCAGCTAATAAGAAAGGAAGGATCTCACCTAAAACGCTTCCAGCAGCAATCTTTCCTCCAGCTTTTAAAGCAGATTTAGCAGCAAATCCTGCTCCAAGTTTTGCTATAGAACCCAGAGACCCGTTTCCAAGTCCACCAAGCCCACCAAGTAACCCTTTACCGCCAGAAAGTACTGCAGTTAAATCGCTCATTTTAATTGCAAGATTGTTCATGCCAGCGCCAATATCAGCAGCTCCTGCATAACCTCCGGCTTGAGCAGAGGCGGTAGATGTAAGTAGCCCTGTTTGATAGGCAGTTTGGTTAGCCATTGCTTGAATGGTGCTTGACTGAATACCTGCGGCCTTTAGCTGAGTCTTACTAATGTCGCTTAGCGCTTCTCCGCCGTACTGTGCTTTAGCAATAAGTGCGTTGCTAATAATAGTAAACATAGTCGGGTCATTGCTAAATAGCCCCATTAACATCCCGTATAACCCGTTACCTGGAGCTAAAGATATCTGCACTTCTCTTTTAGAAGGCTTTTTGCCCTGAAAACGGGTTATGTAATTCCAAATTTGATCAGCCAATTTATCAACTGGCATGATATTTCCTTGAGCATCACGGATGTTAATTCCAATAGTTTTTGCTAAATTAATTGTATTTGGGGCGTTCATAGTGCCCGTTACAGCTTGAGCAATAGCAGTCTGCCCTAAACCAGGAGTGTAATTAGATATTTCAGCTACACCTTTTGCAACAGAACCAAAGTTATTTGCGTAACCTAAGGGTTGAAGCGCCGCTAAAGCATTAGTTGTGTCCATACTGTTATTAGCAATGCCAACGCGAGCCATCATATTTTGAAGGGCTCTAACGTTTCCAGTCTGACTTTGTAAAGATCCTGTGTAACCGCCCTGACCAAAGAAAGCGGAACGCTGCGTGAGGAAGTCCTGCATAACAGCCGTGTTAGTTCCTGGTAGAGCATTAGATGCAGCTCTTATTGCTTGAAGCCCGTAAGCCGCAGCCATTCCGCCAGCCATTCCGCCAGCCATTTCGCCCCTACTGCCGCCGCCACCAGACTGTGTAACGCCGTTAGGAGCCACCTTAAACTTGCTACTTCCACCTGCGGTGCTTGATCCAGTTCCGCCAAGTATGTTAGCGGCCTTTTCACTAGCATCATTTAAAGCGCTAACAAGGCTATTGATTTTTGGCAACACTGTGTTCTCAATGATGTTGCCAAGATGTAAGAAGTCTTTTTGAAGATTGGTAACAGAAGTGGAGGCGTTACCGATTAGACCACCGTTGGGTTCCATAACTACCTCCTACCTCTTTGGGCTCTTTCAAGCCAGTTCATTCGTTCTCTAACAGATAAATTTTTTATATCTGCCAGTGTCCATCCGGTAAAAGACCTAGTAAGAACCTCGTACTGGTCTAGTAAATTTTCGTAATCCGTGTCCTTATATGCGAAACAAGTCAACAAGACTTAGTGGTAAAGCAATTCCTTCACCACATGCCTTGCACATCTTGCTCACCTCCCCAAGGCGTGGGCCCGGGTTCTTCTCAATAATCTGTTCTACAATCTTTGAGCGATCAGACATACTTAAGTTAAGTGCTGTACTGGCGCCCATAGAAGGCATTCCATTTACTGAAGCTACGCAGCCAGATAGTAGAAGAGTGTTAATCTCTGCAACTGTTTTGTCTGAGTTTTCTAACAATTTTCTCTGGGTAATGCCCGTTGGAAGGTTTACTACTACATACCCCTGCTTTGTCTCTACTTGCCAAGTGCGATCAGCGATAGGGTCGTCAAGGGTCTTTACAGGAATATCATCAACTAGGTCAATAGATGTTTCCTGCTCCTGTCCGCAACTTCCACATTGAACTTTAAGATCAAGAGTTTCGCCAAAGGTAATGCGGCGGATTCCTACAAGAATAGCGTCACGGTCTCCCGAAAGAAGGTTATCAAAGTCTTCTTTGTTAACATCCCTTGATCCGATCTTTATAAGACCGCGTTGTAAAAGGACATTAATAGCTTTACCTGTGTTAGATGCTTTAGCAATAGCTTCTTCATCCACACCATTAAGCTCTCGAACTTCTACTGTCGTTACAAGATCAGTTCCATCAATAAATCCACCAGGAAGCTTTACTTCAGGTCCTGGAGGAGCCTTGGTCTCAATGACCTTCTCTGGCTCCTCCATCGCCTTCTTTGCATACTGGTTTACGAGTTCTGCGTCAGTAATAACTGTTGCCACGTTTTATTCTCCTAGTTGTTAGTCTTAGTATGTCTTGCCGTCTACTGGGTTACCCTTAGAATCTGTGAAGAATACAGAGATTCCTTCGTGAACTAGCTGCATAGTCTCAAACAAGATTGCTCCATTTGTAGCGTCTAGATCGGTGTAGTTTAGCCCAGTAATCCACGCATTGTGGACTTTAAAGGCCATCTGTGGGTAATCGGTTGTTGCGTTTGTATTTGGATGTTCATTTACATTGATAGTAATATCAACGCGGAAGTTAGTTCCAAATGGTGATGCAACTGATGGGTCATTAAGACCTGACCCAGCGGCTGCTGTAAAAATCCCACGCATCCATGACATTGCTTGATCATTTCCATAAAGAACTCCACGAGTGAACGATATAGGCTGGAAAGTAGTCATTCCAGGGATTTGATGCACAGTGGTGTTGTAGCCGCCCTCACGGTAAGGGATAGCTTGAGTAGAAACAGATAGACCAGAGATGTTAGTAAAGCCGCCCACCCAACCGTTTGATTGACCGGTAGCAGGTGTTCCACTGCCATCAGTAATCTTTGGAATAGTAGTTGCTGCGGTAAACGCTCCTGCTGGTGCAAAGCTAGCAGTGAACCTAAATCCGCGAATTGGATCAGTTGCAATGCTAGAATTAAACTGGCTAATTGTTGAGCTTGCCATTGTTGTTTATCTCCTTAAGATACAGTTACAGTGGTACCACCGCTGTACTGGCCGATGTTGATGACTACAAATTCAGCTGGACGTTGTAGAGCAACACCAACCTGGATATTTACAATTCCGTTATCAATCGATGACTGAGGATTGTTATCAGAATCGCACTTTACAAAGTATGCAGCTTGTGGGCTAGTGCCTGTCAAGCCCCCTTGAGCCCAGTAACTTGTCAAGAAGGTACTAACGCTTGCGTTAATACGGTTCCATAGACGCTGGTCATTTGGCTCAAAGACTGCAAATTGAGTAAGGTCACGAAGAGCTTTCTCAAGGTAGATAAGGCTACGACGCACTGGTACATAGCGATCTACATATCCTGGCTTTAGGGTGCGAGATCCAAAGACCACAATCCCTGAACCTGAGATATAGCGGATTGCGTTAACAGGGGCTGCAGATGAGTTAAGAGAGTCAAGGTCAGCCATTGACAGTGACGGTACAGAGACAACACCTGCAAGGCGGGCTTGTAGTCCTGCTGGGGCTTTGAATACTCCGCGGCTAGCGTCAGTTGCGGCGTATAAACCAACAACTGCTGCTCCCGCTCCTACAGTCTTTATCGCTCCTGTAGAGGCGCCTACACCAACTGTTGGGTCAGCAATTGTAAGGGATGGGTAGTAGACAGCTGCGTATGAAGTAGGTGTGTAAGTGGCCGATAGTGTTAGCTGATTAGGGGCTGTGTCATTTACGCCATCAATAACTACAAAAGCATCGTTTGGACGAGTTGTACCAGTTGCATATGAGATAGCACCATTGATAGTAGTTGCATCTGTATATCCTGGAATATTGATTACCAAAGACTGACGGATATTATCGTACAGGCTAAGAGCAGATACAATGCCGGTTCCGGTAACTGCTGATCCGTCTGATCCAGTGCTTAAAGCTGCGTTAGCAACCGATGATGGGTTACGAGTAGCTCCAGTGCCAGCTGCGCCTAAGTCAGTTGCAACAATCCAGATTGAGTTGTTGTTAATGACGTTAATTGCGTAGCGAGCATCTGTAGCAATCATTGAGATGTCTGTCCACTGTTCAACGATGTTTCCAGCGCTAGAACCTCCGTAGTAGACCACAAGGTTGAAGTAGCCTGTAGTAGACCCAGCAGTGATGCTGATATTGATGCTGTTACCCCAAGTTCCAGAACTAGCTGCGCTGATCTTAAGGGTAGCTGCAGGTGTTCCTTCAGTATCGTTGAAAGAACGGGTAGCTGCTACAGCAGAGGCGCCTGGTACACGAGTGACATAGGCTTGCTGTCCACCGTTTGCAAAGTACATGTACAAAGCAAGTGGAAGGTTATTGTTCTGTACAGTGTTCCAAGAGCCAAATAAGTTTACATACTGGCTCCAAGAAGTAACCAATGTAGGGATCGTTGGGCCACGATCGTTAGCGCCTAGAAAGGCAGCAACGGTGTTAGATGCCGGACCGACTACTGGTTGAATAGGGTTCAACGTCTCTTGAACGTATACCCCAGGACGTAGGTAGGTTGCCATTAAATTATCTCCTTATTAATTTACTTAGTTAACAGATGATGGAAGAGGTGTTTTACCGGACGGGATAGACGAAGTAGTAGCGTTGATATCAACATATTGAACGGTTTTAATAGACGCAGCTGCCTGAGGAGACATCTGGCTAATTACTCTGACCGTAAATACATTTCTTAAAAGACGACGATTTCCAGTTTCACCTTCAACCGTATCTCTTTTAACAAATCCATCAAGTATCATTGTGCGGCTGCTGCTCTCTGTACCTAACTGGTTAGGCACAATAAGAAAGCCATACTTTGATGGAAATTTATTTAGTAGTTGATACATAAGCGCTCGATCATGACGTGGATTACGTGCATACGAGGTGATCTGATAAACAAGATCATAAGCTATTGGAATTAAATAATCATAAACAAGCCCATTTACTGGGGCGATCGTTCCTTGATAGTCTGTATCAACTAGGTACCCATAAGTTTGACGGTCATTGCCGGGTAAAATATCGATAAGGTCGATAGTGATGTATGGAAACGCTTGATCACGAATTTCAACGTCTGGAAACCCAAACCAGGTCTTTACAGCGCGGTTAGCATTAACATCGTCTGAAACTTTTATACCATTTAGTAAAGTTTTAAGCGCTAAGTCTTCAGCAATAATAAACGGATTGCCCATTAAATGATCCCCAACCCTTTAAAAAGATTTGTAAGAGCTATTTTTTCTAAGACCGGCTCAATTAAATTATGAGCTCGTGCTTTAAATGGGCGTATAACTGCATTAGGAATGCCTCCAGAGGTTCCGTACTCTAAGTCTTCAATTTCAGTAGCGTACTCTGACGGATAACTTACATACACCTCATAATCAGCGCCAACCTCTATAGACATCTTTGAGGTAAGCCCCTTTGGCCAACCAGAAGAGTCAGCTAAAGAGTTAAGAAGGATAGTAAGTTTAGGGATAAGTTCTACTGCGGCTTTATTTGCGGCCTGGGTAATATCAGCGCTTTTTAATGACACGCTTCACCACTTTGCCTACTAAGTATGTTGCTACTACTCCTGTGAGTATATGCGGTTTACCTGCCTCAGGGATGTTCTGAACAATAGCTTGAGCAAACTCGATATCCGAGGGCTTATCTATGTTGTTAGGCACGGCAAATCTCCTTAAGGAGGCAAGATACTTCGCAAGGGTGGTGCTTAATTATCCGCACGGATAATTAATATAAGGATAAAGCAAAAAGCGCCCTTGCGGGCGCTAATCGCTTACTTACTCTTCTTTACTTTTTTGGCTAGAGCCTTGTCCATCTTCATATCGGCTTTAGCAGATGGGTTCTTCTTATCCATCTTTTTATCCGCCTTCTCAAAGGCCGCCTTCTGCTTAGGGCTCATACCCTTTTCAATCTTAGCGTCAGACTTCTTATCAGCCTTCATACGTGCTGACTTACAGGTAGCACAGGTGCACTTGCAACCTGCTGCTGGCTTGCCAGCCTTACATCCACAGCCACACTTAGCGCACATTTACTTACCCTTCTTCTTAAGAGCCTTGAAGTCAGCTCCGGTGATCTTATCTTTTGGGGCAGCAGCTGAAGCAATCTTCTTCTGCTTAGGGGACATGCTCTTTCCTTTGCCGTATCCGGCTTCACCCTTTTTCTTCTTGCATCCACAAGTCATGCACATATTACTTACCTTTTTTCTTACGGGCGGCTGCGAGGTTGTCAACCGCATTTGGGTATGGGCGACCAGCGGCTTTGGCTTTAGCACGGGCTGAGGCCTTCTGGCTCTTGCTTAGTTTACTATGCTTACCCCCGTCAGGGTCCTTCTTATCCCAAAGAGGTTTTTCTTTAGCCATTATTTATCTTTCTTTGCTTGCTTTGCAGCGCGCTTCTCTTTAAGAGTCATCTTTGGCTCTTTCTTCTGATTTGTATTGCCTTTTTGCTCTTTATTCGCCATATTTTTATCCTTTACTTCTTAATTACAATCTTGGTTGACTTCTTAGGTGTTGCCTTAATAGAGATGCTCTCACCTTTTTTAGTCACGCGGATGCTCATGCAGTAGTAACCATCAAAGTAGCTACTTTAGGTGTGCCAGATGCGGCAATTGCATAGACTTTCTCTGATGGGCTAAGGCTATCAAGGGTGATAGATGCGCCAGCAGCAAGTGCTACGCCATAAGAGGTAGAAGTAACGTTAGATGCGCCTATGTAGACAACAATAGATGCGTCTGTGTTCTGAATAGATACGCTTCCATACTGCCAAACATTACGAACCTCTGGGCCAACAGTAACCTCAGGATCATTATTAAGTAGGGTTGCGGTTGAGGCGTTAAGAGTAAAAACCGAGTGTGTGAGTGCCATGTGGCTCCTTAGTTAGCGTAGCTAGCAAATTGAACGTCGTTCTGCATCTCTTCTGGCATGACCTGAACTAGGTCAACAGTTAGAAGGATGAAGTCCTCACTAATAATACCTTCTTGTTGGGACTTATAGGGGCGGAATACTTCGCCTTTCCAGACAACACGGTCGCGATCGCGGGAGTCTGGGTTTGCCATAGTTCCTGGAGCCACTTTTTCAATATCTAACGCATTAAGGGTTAGGTGGAGGTAGTCAGCGTTATAGAAACCCTGCTGGCTAATCTTGGTATCGCCTTGCTTGATAATGGCCCGAATGACCTGAATCTGATAAGGTCCCGTCCACATTTTGCCGCCTGATCCATTGTAGTAAGAGTCGCCCACATCATAGATAGGGTCTACTGCGGTAGCGGTTGGGTTATAAAGCCACCATTGAGCGTGGGTACCTACAGGGTTAGTAAGGTCATTAGTAATACCTGTAGATATAGATCCGCGCTCAAAATCCGAATTAAACCTGCCGCCAGGGGTATACGCTCTACTCATAGTATCTACCTTAGTTGGTTGTCACGGCGTTTGAGGCGCCAGAATAAGATGAAGTTCCCTCTTCACTAGCATGCCGAATACTCATTACGACACCTTACTGTTGAGGTAGTTCTACTACCTGCCAATTTAGATCTGCTTCTACCCATCGGTATATTTTGCCATCTGTGGGCATTGGTGTAGGTGCTTCCCATGTAAAGTTAGTCGTGTTCAATTTCCAAGAAGGATACATGCATGGGTAGTAAAAAACATCGTACTGCTCATCGTAGTAAAACCCTATACCAGCGTAGGTATGTCTAAAAGGAGTTCCACCTTCACGAGTACTTATTCCATTTAGTGTGTTGTAAGAAGTACGCTTGCAAACTTGTCCACGAAAATTTTCATACCAAGTTTCAGGATCTAAACCTTCAATAAGTTCAGTTTCATCTTTCCCAACGATTACCTCTGTAACGAGGTTGTTTTCATCAAGGAATGCGTAATGAGCCATTAGATAGTCACCGTACCTGTTCCAGCAGTGAATGTGTAGACCTTATTGCCTCCAGTATTGACTGGCCCCGAATAAGTTAGACCACCGCTAATAGATGTAATGTTAGAGTAAGTGTTTGGGTAAGAGAGAATGACTACTCCAGAACCTCCATTAGAACCTGCTATGTTTCTAAATGGTCCACTGTAGTAATATGAAAAGGCGCCCCCGCCACCTCCGCCCAAGTTTGTTCCTCCAGCAGTACCGCTGCCTGTAGCGTTTGATCCTCCTGTACCACCTCCACCAGATCCACCAGATCCACCAGTACCAGTACCACTAGAACCAGTAGTATTGCCACCGCCACCTCCGCCACCTGCATACGTTACAGAAGAGCCTGAGATACTGGAACTTGAACCATTTCCACCGCTTCCTGCTGTGTACGTAGTAGTAGTAGTAGCATTGCCACCTACAGCACCTGCACCTCCTCCACCGCCGCCGCCTAAGTAACCTGCACCGCCATTGTTTCCTTGTCCCGAAGTTCCCGTACCAACAGAAGTGCCATTGTTAGAAGAACCACCTCCAGAACCTCCGCTAAGACCGTAGTTTGTATGAAAAGTATTAGAGTTTCCATCAGTACCGCCACCGCCGCCGCCACCCGTTGAGGTAATAGATGAGAAGACGCTGTTAGATCCTACAACACCTCGAACTTGCTCATATGGATCACCATTTGCCGAGATTCCTCCAGCACCACCAGCACCGACAGTCAGAGTCAAAGGAGTACCGGCAGTCACTGAAAAACTTGAACCCGTTCTCATGCCACCAGCACCGCCACCAGCACCAGCAGAAGTGTAGTCCGCTATGTTTCCGCCACCGCCGCCACCGCCAGCAACTACAAGATAAGTAACTGGTACAGTAAAGGAAGATGTGACGGAGTTGCTTGCACTTGAAGCAACAGAAGTTCCCTGTGCATTAGTAGCAGTGACTGTATACGTGTAAGTACCAGCAACAGTTTCGTTAATTGTGATTGGGCTTGATGTGCCTGTGGCAGTTACAGTAGATGAAGATGTGACTAGGTAACTAGTGATTGTTGATCCACCAGTACCGTTAGCAGTAAATGATACAGAAACAACTCCGCTAGTACCTCCAGAGGCTGTACCAATAGTAGGAGCCTGTGGAATTGTTGTTGCTGTAATTGAGTTAGAAGCAGATGATGCAGGAGAAGTTCCGCGCGAGTTTGCTGCTGTAACTGTAAAGGTGTAAGCAGTGTTGCTTTGAAGACCTGCAACAGTTACTGGGCTAGATGAACCTGTTCCTGTGTAACCGCCAGGGCTAGAAGTTACTGTAAATGAAGTTGCAACCGCACCTTTTGAAGCAGGGGTAAATGTAACGGTGGCAGCACCATTATTGTAAGCGCGAGAAGTGCCTACGTTAGTAGCGGTACCAATGGTTGGGGTATTAGGTGCTACGTTCCCCGAAACCTGTGATGTTAAGATTCCTAGGTTTGGCGCCATTATGCAACGTCACCTAAAATCGTAAATGTGTTAGAGCCTGTGCAAATAACTGTTGCTGCAGAGTACTGGGCGCGAAGCTTAGGGGCTGCAGTTGTTGCACCTGTTGAGGTGATTGTGACACCAGATCCCGCAGCAAAGGTAACCTGACCGGCGCCGATCTGTTGGATATCAATAGTCTGTCCTGCGCTGAATACTGAAGGCGGAACTGTTACTGTAATCGCGCTTGCATTAGATGCTGTAACAAATGTACGAGCGGCATCAGAGAGGGCAAGTGTGTAAGAGGTGCCTGTTTGAGCGTTAAAAGAGTTATAGTTATACTGCCAGGCAACGCCGTTAGAAGCGCCTGAGCTAGCTACTAATGTTTGACCATTAGTTCCCACAGATACAGTGGTGGGGGTCTGCGCAGCAGAGGCGGCAATGAGGTCGCCTTTAGCGGTAAGGGCATCAATTAAGGCTGCCTCGGAACGAGCTGATGTCATTTACTTACCTCCACTAGAAGATGTCTCCAAAGACATACCAGGTGTCTGTTGCTATCTTTAAACAAGTAGCTGTTGAGTACTGGGCGCGTAGTTTAGGCGCGCTTGCAGTAGCTGCAGTTGAAGCTACAGTTGTGGTACCAGATGTGACCGCCTGAATGGTTGTCTGTCCAGTTCCCGCTTGGATAATAGTAATGGAAGAACCCACAGGAAATCCCGCTGAACTGTTTGTGGGAATTGAGGGAGTTAGACTCTTACCGAACCCAAATCATTCCCACATCTGCCGATGAGCGCAGTCCCGCACCTTTCCAACCACCATTTTCCCACGCAGGCGCGGTCTCTTCAATCCACTTAGGCAGCTCTCTAGCAGTAGTAATTGGGCGATATTCTGTAGGTTCATCGAGATGGTGTTCAATATATTGGAGCGCAAACTCTGTATAGCCATTGACCATACTCAAGCGCTCCAGCTGCTTAATGTGCTTTGGCACATCCTCTAGCGTCCACTCAAAGCAAAGCTTAGGGGCTTTACCTGTGTAGCCTGCAAAGACTAGATCTTCTCCACCCTCAACATCGATCTTGATTAGCTCAGGGGTTCCATACTCGTAGATAAGGTCGTCAAGCTTTACTGTGGTTGCCTTGATGATTTCGTACTCTTTGCCTTTATATCTGTACAGATCTCCAGTAAGCCACTCCTCATTAAGAGTAGATAACCCATCTTCAACGCACTCATAGAAGTCCACAACATCCCCAGTAGTGCTGGAAGCTGCCAAGCGATATGGGATTACTCTAGGGTCATCTTTATAGTTAAAGACTAGTTGATAAAATACTTTAGGCGCTGGCTCTAGCGCGATTACATTAGTAAAGCCCTTAAGGAAAAGAGCCGCCCAAGTTGCTTCGCCTTTGTTAGCACCGATGTCAAAGAAGACCCGACTGCTTATCTCTACTGGTTTATGATGAACTGCGTGCGGGATCATAGGTTCTCCTTATACGTGCTTGAGGTTGCTCTTGATGCCTTTTCTATAGGCCTCAGAGATAGGATAGTTTTCTAATAGATCAGTAAAGAGTTCTTTGCTCTCATCTTTGCGTCCAAGCCACCAACCGCTTACGGCCTTCTCAAAGAGCAGGGCGTACTCTCCAGGATACTCAACATCTACAGGTAGAGATTCTTGGCGACCAACGTGGGTAAGGCCAATTTCTGCAAAGGTATAGGCCTCTTGCCAATTACCCATGCGCTCGTTGTAGCGCGAAAGGTAGAAGTAACCCTCAGGTCGGTTAGGCATATAAGAGATGGCTTGAAGAATACAAGTTACACTGCTATGACCGCGCCCCTGTTGTTTATCAAAGCAAAGGGCAATTCTTAACAAAGATGTGTAGACAATGTTTTGATGAGTCTCGTGCCCATACTCAGCCGCACGTAGGTAAAAAGAAACCGCCGAGGCCGTCTGATCTATCTTTAGATACTCTTCCCCAATCCAGAAGTTTGTGTTGGGATCAAATGGTTGAAAAGAAGCCTTCTCAATTAAGTCCTTAATAGAGTTCACTGTTCTCTGCCTCCTCAATCATCTCTTCTACAACGGTCTCTGGCACGCGCAAAACAAAGGCGCAGTTATCTTGGAAGCCAAAGGAGATTAGTAGATCTTTGCCTAATACAGCCAATCCAGCAGCAAACTCAATACGCGCATCTAAGAAGGAGAACTCCTCTGGAGATACGCCGATGATATTAAGGTCTTTATCCCAGACAATAAGGCGGTGGCGGTAGAAACCGTCTTTCTGATTAAGATAGTTTTTGAATAGCCCTACCTCATGGGTTACTGATAGGTAGACATCCCCATAGGGAACTAGGTGGGATCCGCCACGCTGATCAGATAGCGGTATTCTATTGTACTTTTGAATAACGGCCTCAGACTTAGGCTTAGTTGGATCTGCCTTTACAATCTCAGTTGGGCTAGTCCACTTAACAAAATGATAAGGCCTATCTAAGATTGGGTACCAGTTCTTCTCACAGTAGGTATCGTCTTTGCCTGGAGCAGGGATGCGAACGCGCTTAACCTCTTTAGCGCTCCACTTCTTCTTATCAATCTTTAGCTTGGAGTACTCCATACGGCCTTCGCCGTTCTCCTTAGTATCGCGGCGAACACCGATAGCGTAGTAGTCACCGTCCCACTGGACTAGGCGCGCATCCTCTTGACCTACAAACTCCCAGACCGCGGGAACGTCTAAATCAGAGGTATCTATGCGGCAGTAGTCCGTGACATTGAGGTCTTTATCTAGGCGGCATAGGTAGTTAATTGTTACTAAGCGCTGGTCTTTCTCTGGGTGCAAATAGGAGAGCGGCCCCCAATTAGAAGGAAACTTCTGCATATGCTCAGAGTGGTAGAGGGTGTAGTTTACGTGGCGCAGGATGCAGAGGATATCGCCGTCATCATCTATAAAGATAGATGGGTTCATCAACCCGGTGCCCTCAGTCAAACCTTTTTCAATAATAAGTGGGGCTAATTTGCCGCCTTTTTGTACCGAACGTTGCACCAAATTCATACCTGAAGTGTACAACACTGACGTGTACATACCGGGCGTAACTACGCATAGCTCTGCTATTATTACACTATGGAAAAGCGCCCTTGGGGTACCTACGAGGTACTAGCAGAAGATGGTTCATATAAGGTTAAGCGCATAATTGTTAAGCCTAACCACCGACTCTCATATCAGACTCATGAGCAGCGCGTTGAGTATTGGACTGTTGTTCAAGGTCATGGGGTTATCACACTAGAAGATAAAGAGCAACCAATCAAGGTTGGCGACGCTGTTTACATTGATAAGGGCGACCCACATCGTATCCAGAACCTAGGAGAAGCAGACCTAGTATTCATTGAGGTACAACTAGGAGACTACCTAGGCGAAGATGACATCGTTCGTCTAGAGGATGACTACAACCGCGCAGACTAACTCTCTGTGGAGTGTTCCAGTCAGGCTTGTGGGGCTTCTAGGCTGGCTAGGTAGGCTTGGTAGTCCGAGTTGGCAGGGTCTGTTGGGATATAAGTACCATCTGACCTGAGAACTACTTTTGTTGACAAAGCACTGGTCAAATTATCAATAGGTATTTCGTATGTGTATTCCATTTACAACTCCGCACTTGCTGTCAACCCAGAATTGGTTGAAGATTGAAAATAAGACCTTTGACCACTACCACTTGCTGTAAAATTCAAATATGTATAAGAAGGTTGTATTGCATTTACACCCAAAGCAGAACCAAATGAATATGTAAATGTACCAACAAGATTTACAGATGGTGTTGTTCGCATTGTCACTGGGAATGGAATTAGTATTGTTGGGTAGGTTCCCGAAGCGGCAAAGTAATCACCATAAATTGCAGCATTACTATTTACATTTTGCCAGTAGTACCTCTGACACAAGGCTAACTCTCCTTGGAGTGTGCCTGATGCGGTGGTGAATGGAGTGGCTACGCTACCAACTTCAACCTGAACATTTGCAAATTCAAATTGCGCTCCCGAAACAGTACTGTTTGTGGTACCGAATTGAATGGCAAATGATGTTGCCGTGCTTGGAACTGAGAAGGTTATGGATTTTGAAGTCCACGATGAACTGTTTGTAAGAGAAACAGAAGTGATTGTGGTTGGTGAATTTGCAGGCTTGAGGTTGCCATCCGTTGCCGTGCTATAAACTGCAGAAGCAGACCAAGTGTTTGTAAAATTGACAACATTTCTATACTGGAATGAAAGCGTTACTGTCTGTCCAGCAAAACGAATCACATCAGTAGTTTCCATATTGTAAAGCACAAAGATATTTGTAGAATTTGCTGAAGATTGAACAATTCTTTGGTAATACCTTGCTCCAGTTGGCGCAGTTGATGTTTGCTGAGATGCGACAAATGACTGACCTGAGCCGTAGCCTGATAGATACCAACGGTCTAAGCCGTATGCATCGGTTCCGCTATAAGTAACGGAACTACCACGCTGCGCGATGGACATATCTCCGTTGATTATGCGATTCTTTCCCGCTACTACTGGAGCCGCTGCTCCTGCCGAGTTCTGCTCTACCGTACTTGTAAGTTGTGCGCGACTCATTATTCACCTGCCTGTGGGATAGAAGAGTTGGATGGGAGTGTGTCGCCATTGGCTACATATGCCAAGTACGCCTGATAGTCAGAATTGGCTGGGTCTGTAGGAATCCACCAAACTGTGCCGTCAAAATCTGTTTTTTTAATAACTTTTTCTTGTGATGCGTTTGTGACTATTTCATAATTCATTATAATTCCGCCGATGCTAAGTAGTTTCCGCCTCTAATTCGTCCTGCTTGACCTGCAACTAACGAAGTTGTCGTCATTTCAATTTGTACATAATTTGGGTCTATTGTGCTTGTTGCCATCGCCGAACTAGCCGTATCGACACCATTAATTGTATAAGTCCAAGTACCACCAAATGTAACACTAGGAGAAGTTCTCATTGTTACAGGATGTGCTGGGAAAGCAATTGCAGTTGTTGTGCTTTGCGCTTGAAATAAAATTCCAATAGCGTTACCGCTTTGTGGCATACGGTACGCATACCTCTGGCAGGCTTGTAACTCCCCCTGAAGTGTGCCAGTAGCAGTTTGGAATGAAGTGGCAACCGAACCTGCTTCAAGTTGCATACCCCAAATATCCAAGACCGAACCTGATGCACAGGCTTGACGAATAACCGCATAGAGCGATGAGTTAGCGCCAATGGTAAATCCTGAAACCGAGCCAAGAGTAAATGTAAATGAGTAACGCTGCCAAGAAGTAGTTACATTGAGGGTTGGCGTTGATGAGTATGCCGAGCCTGTACCAGCAGAATTTTGGAAAAGATAAACAATGCTAGAACGAGCCGAATCAGCCTTAGCCCAGAAAGAAAGGGTTACGGTTTGACCAGCGAAAGTTCGGACATTCTCAATGCGTTGCTGGATTTCTGTAACTGTGGTTGAGCCTACGGTTGTAATGGTTGAGCGTAGGAAGTAGGTACTGTTGTAGCCTGAGATTGGCAATTTATCCGATGCTGGAGAAGATGCGTAGTCAAAGGCCACCTGAGTAACTGATGCTGATGATGGAGCATTATCGTAGGAAATAACAAATCGGTCAGCCGTATATGAGCCAGCGGCAGGGTTGGTGAAAGAAGTACCGCGTTGCCAAACATCAAAGGCTCCGTTGATAATCTTGTTTTTACCAGCGACATAGTTTCCTGCCCACGATACGCCTGTGCTGGCAGAAGAGTTTGCAACGAGTGTTGAGCCGTCAGCTCCTACTGCGAGGTTGGTGACGGTTGATGCGCCAGTAGCAGCAATAAGATCGCCCTTGGCGGTTACTGTGCTAACAGGTATGGCATTAGCAAATGAAAAAGAGCTATGAGAGACGATTGTAGCTACGTCTCCCGCTACCAAGGCTGTTAGACCTGTAATAGAGGTTCCTGTTGTTGCTGCGTAGTCCACGCCACGCTCTAAAAGGACACCATTAACAAATACCTGTTCTGCGCCAACTGTATAGGTAAGAGTTGTAGAGAAGCCATCTGTTCCGCTTAAAGTTGTTTCTCCACCAGATGCGGTATAGCGCCACATTAAGAAGACGCCAGCGCCGCTAACTCCTTGGATACCCTGGATACCCTGACCCATTGTGTACTGGACTACATCTACAGTGTCTCCAGCATTAAGCGCGGTTGCGATAACAACAGATGTGCCATTCGTGGCTGTGTAGTCTGCGCCACTTAAGCGAACGCCGTTAAGGTAGACGTCAATGTAGCCAACTGTGTAAGAAGTGGTAAAGGTTGTCTGTCCTGCAGTTGCGGTAAAGGTAGCAACTGTCTTAGCAGCAGTTGGGTTAAATGGTCCTTGAATACCCTGTAGACCAGTAGGGCCTTGAATACCCTGTAGGCCTTGAACTCCTTGAAATCCTTGCGCACCATTAGCGCCATTTGAGCCAACAAAGCCAGCAGTACCTTGAGCGCCTTGAGCACCAACAATAGCTGCCACCCATTGACTGGAGCCAGTGTCGTAATACTTAACTTGAGACATTGAACCTCACTGGGCTTAGGGGAAGGGTGCTTTTATTATCCCTTATTTATATCTTTTTGGCGCCCGAAACTAAGAGGGGAACTCGTTGTGTAAAGGCGCGCTAACCACTATGATTAGTCAGTAGGTCAGCAAAAAGGTAGCGATAGGTAGCCATAGAGATACTTTACACGAGGAGGCAATATGAAACAGATTATTAAGTTTGAGGCTCGAGATGAGTATGGCTGGGAAGTAGCTGAGCGCCCATATCCTGCAAGTCAGGCTATTCCTGATTGGTGGCGGGCTATGACACCATACGATAAAACGCCCGATAACCCTGATGGTAAAAAACTTATAGTTGAAAACTATGTGTCTAACGCTTCGCCTAAAAAATGCAATCCTATGCTTGACGCTTTGACTAGTGGCTATGTAATACCGCTATGGTCAGACGTTCAAGTACAGAATGTCAATGATGATAAGCGCATTACTTGGAGAGTTAGTGGGAATGTATTCCAAGAGCACGGTCATAGTGCGCGTGAAGTGGAAACCCCAGTTGGATACAATGAACAAGTTTTTAAGTTTATGAACAAATGGAGAATCATTACCCCTAAGGGTTATTCTTGTTTGATTACTCAGCCTTTTGGGTATCGTCAAACACCAACTCAAGCCATTCCAGCAGTTATTGATACTGATAATAGTAGTTTAGAAATACTACCACCAGTTTGGTTCAGGTCAGATTTTGAGGGAATACTTGAAAAAGGTACGCCTATGGCGCAGGTCATACCCTTTAAACGTTCTGACTGGAGGGCTGAATACTCTTATCTTAAAGATGGAGAGTATCAAAGGCTAGAAGATAAAAACTTTAACTCAACTATTGTCAATCATTACATTAAAAAAGTTTGGTCTAAGAAAAATTACTCTTGATTATCGAGGTATTCGTCCCAAGATAAAGTTTCCTCATTCCACTTAAATTGCCATTGCCAATGTTCTGGTGAATGTATGTCATAAGGATTTGTAGGTTCAGGTACGGGTGGCTCCCATACATACCCTGCACTTAAAGTCCAAGATGGGTAAGGGCTAGGCGCGTCTTTCCAGTAAAAGGCATTTTTTTCTTTATCAAAATAAATGCCTGGCACTGCTACATTGGCGCGGAAAGGAGTTCCTCCAAATACGTGTTTATTGTTTAGAGTGTTGATTGAAAATTGTTTCCAGTTTCCACCAAAAAGTTCTTTACAAAAATCACTACCAAGTTGTTCTTGCTCATTATTGTTTTCATCAAGCAAAACTTCATTGTTAACAACGATTGTACGGATAACAATATTGTTTTCGTCTAGTTCTGCAAAGTGTGCCATCAGTAAGTAATACTCCCGCTTCCAGTAAAACGATAAACGGTATTTCCGCCGTTGGTATAAACTTGTGGCGAACCTGTAGTGGACGCAGCCGCAGCATTTGTACTAAGAATCACTACGCCTGAACCAGAAGTACCGTAAGTGCCACCGCCACCGCCACCTGTGTTGGCTACTGCTGGTGATGCCGTAACACTTGGTGAACTGAAACCACCATAACCGCCACCGTAATCAGTATAAAGGGTGCCAGCATAAGTATAACCACCTGAAGTTCCACCACCAGCCAATTTCAAACTTGTTCCAGTTAGCGTTTCAATAATTCCAATACCGCCAGTGCCTGTTGGGTTGAAGGATGCTCCAGTGCCAGCGTTACCTACACCGCCTGCACCGCCGCCTCCCCCTGGACCACCAGTAGAAGCACCACCATCATAACCTTGCCCTGAAGTTCCAGCGCCACCAACGCCAGGTGATGCGCCAGCACCACCACCACTTCCACCTGAGCCTCCACTATTTGTACTAAGAGCCCCGTACCCACCACCAACAGTAGTAATGCCATTAAAGGTTGATGGATTTCCTTGAAGGTTTGCATATGTAGGAGCAACTGTTGTTACTGCGGCTCCAATTGTAACTGTGTAAGTTGTTCCTACTGTGCAAGTTGTTGACCCCTGAAGAACACCACCTGCTCCACCTGGTGCGTGGGCAGTTGGCGCAGTGTTTGTACTGTATGTTCCACCTGATGCAACAATCACATAAGATACTGTTCTTGTAGGAGTGACTGGAGTTACTGAGTTAGAAGCAGAAGATGTTGCTGAACCATTGGAGTTAGCAGCAGTTACCGTAAAGGTATAAGCGGTTCCATTTGATAGTCCTGAAACGGTAATGGGGCTTGCACCAGTACCAGTAAATGAACCTGGGCTAGATGTCGCTGTGTAAGTATTTGTTAAACCACCAGTATTATTGGCTGTGTAGGCAACAGTTGCACTTGCATTTCCAGCAGTAGCAGTACCAATGGTAGGTGCTTGTGGAAGTGTAGTTGCTGTAACCAAATTAGAGAATCCGCTTTCAGCGCCACTTCCCACATTGTTAGTTGCATAGACTGTGTACTTATAAGCAGTGTTAGAAGACAAACCAGTAATGGTGATAGGAGAACCAGCACCTGATGAGGCGTTAGATTGATATACGCCAGCGCTGTTATACACCTTTACTGTGTATGAGGTAATTGTTGACCCACCATTAGATGCAGGAGCGCTAAATGTTACATCAGCACGACCGTTATTGTAAGTACGTCCTGAGCCCACATCTGTAGCAGTACCAATAGTAGGTGCACCAGGAACGGTAACTGGAGTTACCGAGTTAGAAGCAGAAGATGCGGAAGAGGTTCCATAACCATTGGTTGCGGTGACTGTAAATGTATACGCAGTTCCATTAGACAAGCCTGAAACTGTAATTGGACTTGATGTCCCTGTTCCTGTAAATCCTCCTGGTGAGGATGTCATCGTATAACCAGTAATACTTGAGTTGTTATTGGTGCTACTTCCAGTAAACGTAATAGATGCAGTAGCGTTTCCTGCAGTTGCTGTACCAATGGTAGGGGCTGAAGGCACATTGTATACATAAGAACCAGAGGTATTAGAAGCTACCGAAGTTCCATAATTGTTTGTTGCGGTTACAGTGTAGGTGTACGTGCCAGCAGTGGTCTCTGTAATAGAAAGAGGGCTTGAACTACCAGAGGCAGAACGTCCAGAAGATGATGTTGCTGTAAAACTTGAGATAGGTGAACCGCCTGTTGCGTTTGAACTGAACGCTACTGAGGCAATCTTTTCTCCTCCATTAGAGACGCTGCTTAAAGTTGGGGCTTGAGGAACTGTTGCTGGGGTTACCGCACTTGAAGAGGATGAAGCTGAAGAAGTATTGTTGGCATTAGTGGCAGTTACTGTATAGGTACGAGATGTTCCTGCAGCATCAGAAATTGTAATAGGTGAAGAAGAGCCAGTTGCAGTATTTCCTGAAGAAGAGGTTACGGTGTAGCTAGTAATTGGTGAACCACCAGTTGCATTTGCAGTGAATGGCACAGAAACGTTGGCATTTGACCCGTAGGACTGACCTGTAGCAACTGTTGGGGTGCCAATAGTTGGTGCCTGTGGAATTGTGGTAGCAGTAATTGAGTTAGAGGCAGAAGAGGCAGAAGATGTGCCCTGCGTATCTGTAGCGGTAACTGCAAATGTATAAGATGTAGCGCTCTGTAAACCTGAAACGGTAATGGGGCTAGAAGAAGCTGAGCCTGTTAACGATCCAGGTGTAGAGGTAGCTGTAAAGCTAGTAGCTTTACCACCAGATGTTGATGGAGTAAATGTAACCGTAGCCGCACCATTGTTGTAGGCACGAGATGTGCCTACGTCAGTAGCGGTACCAATGGTAGGCGGCTGTGGAGTGAAGAAGTTATCTCCACTCGAAGCCGTTGTTCCAAAGATGATTGGCATTAAACGATATCTCCTACTACTTGCCATATGTCCGTATCGATTTTGATACAGGTGGCTGATGAGTTCTGCGCTCTTAACTTAGGGGTAGCTGAGGTAGCACCAGTTGAGTTAATTGTAGTTGTACCTGATGTTACAGCTGCAATTGTAATCTGTCCTACGCCAGTTTGGATAATCGTAATTGAAGATCCAATTGGGTAAGCAACTGATGCGTTAGTTGGGATTGAGACCGTAAACGCTGAGCCAGAGCTTGCAGTAATAATTGCCGCAGCATCCGCTAGAACAGTTGTGTAAGCACCAGTTTTAGGATTGATGTTGTAGGAAATTGAAGGCGCTACAATTACTGAGTTGTAGGTGTTTGGTGATTGTAGGCTTAAACCTGATAGGTTTGTTGTCCACTTAACACCTGTTGTTTGTGTTGAGTCGGCTGTGAGGATAGTGTTATTAGCACCAACTGGGAGAGTAGAAAAGGTTCCTGAGCCAGTTCCCGCAATTGTGTCACCCTTAGCAGTGAAGTTTGCAGAGGAGAGGCCGACCACGCCAGCTACTGAGGTATCAAGCCATAGTACGCCCTGGTTTGCTGGAGCAGTATTTCCTACAGCAAGTCCCTGTACACCGATCTGACCCTGTAGACCTTGGAGACCTTGTAGCCCCTGCAGTCCTTGAGTGCCCTGAACACCTTGTAGACCTTGTACACCTTGTGCACCAAGACCGAGAGTGATGTTCTGTACGACAACGATATCTCCGGCTACTGCCCCAACCGCTAGAACAACAGATGTTCCGTTAGTTGCTGTGTAGTCTGCTGAACTTAGGCGGACACCATTGAGGAAGACGTTGATATAACCTGGGTTATATGTAACGCTGAAGGTTGTCTGACCAGAGGTGGCGGTGAACTCAGTAGTTGTGAATACTGGAGCGTTTGTTACGCCACCCTGTACACCCTGAGTACCCTGTACACCCTGGATAGATTGTCCCTGGAGACCCTGGATACCTTGAGTACCTTGTGTACCTGTTAGACCCTGGGTACCAGTGGTTCCCTGAACACCCTGAAGACCCTGTAGTCCTTGAGTTCCCTGTGTACCCTGCGTACCGGTTGTGCCTTGAGCACCTTGTGTTCCCTGCACGCCCTGTAGTCCTTGGGTGCCTTGGGTACCTTGTGTACCCTGAACTCCTTGAGTTCCCTGGGTTCCCTGAACTCCTTGAATTCCTTGAGTGCCCTGGATGCCCTGTGTACCTTGTGTACCTTGTGCGCCAGTTGTTCCCTGTACGCCAGATGTAGAGAAGGTCCACTGTGAGAATGTTCCTGAGCCACCAGTGTTAGTTACATTTACAGTAATGCTTGTGTCTGTAGTGATCGCTGTGATCTGACCAAAGACATAGTTGGCAGGAGTTACTGTGTAGGCAACTGTTACAAACTGACCGAGCGCAAATGCGCCAGAGTTTGCTACGGCAAAGGTTAGTGAACCAGTACCAATTGCATTAGAGGTGGTTGAGGTTACGCCAGTGTAAGAACGTCCCTGAATACCTTGGAGGCCTTGAATACCCTGGATTCCTTGTGTTCCCTGAACACCTTGTACTCCCTGGGTTCCCTGAGTACCTTGGATACCAGTGGTTCCCTGTACGCCCTGCGTACCCTGAGTTCCCTGTGGTCCCTGTACACCCTGTAGGCCTTGAACGCCCTGAGTTCCTTGAACTCCCTGGGTTCCTTGAGGACCTTGAACTCCTTGGAGTCCCTGTAATCCCTGAGTTCCCTGGGTTCCTTGTGTTCCTTGGAGACCCTGTGTTCCCTGAACACCCTGAGTACCCTGGGCACCAGTTGTACCCTGGTTACCAACGGCAGAGGTCTGAGAGAAATTGATGTTATCGATACCAATTTTAATGGTGCCGTTTGTATTAGTGCCAAGCTGGTATTGAATCCATGAGGTACCGACGTTAGTTGAACCAGCAACTGTGTATACATAGTCGCCAGGCTCTACCTGATCTGCAAGATGGTTGTCATAGTCAGTTGCGCGAGTAAGTTTCCAGGTAGTAGATGCAGAGCCTGCACTTGTAACTGTATAGATACCGTTTTGTTTAGCATCGGCCTGGTTCTTAACAAGTACGCGAGTATCTGCTGGTAGTGGTCCAGAGTATGTGTAACCGTCAACTACCAAATAACCGTTAGTTGTTGCTTGAAGGTAAGCGCCTACACCAAGACCGTTAGAGGCATCTGCTGTTCCTGCAGTGTATGAAGGTGAACCAGCAAGCGCGGTTGTTGTTGTAGTGTAAACAGCTGCGTGTGCGTTCTGTGAACCGGAAGCACCCTGTAGACCCTGTAGGCCTTGTAGGCCTTGAATTCCTTGAATTCCCTGTGTGCCCTGAACACCTTGGACGCCCTGCGTACCTTGGGTACCATCATGTCCTTGGATACCTTGAATTCCTTGGGTACCTTGAACACCTTGTGTTCCCTGCGTTCCTTGTGTTCCCTGGATACCAGTTGTACCCTGCACACCTTGTGTTCCTTGAACACCCTGCGTGCCTTGAGTTCCTTGTAGACCAGTTGTTCCTTGTACACCTTGTGTACCTTGAACTCCCTGTAGTCCTTGAACTCCTTGTGTACCCTGTGAACCAGTTTGACCAGTGGTTCCTTGGATACCTTGCGTTCCTTGAACGCCTTGGATTCCTTGAGTACCCTGATTACCTTGTACGCCTTGAAGACCTTGTGTGCCTTGTACTCCTTGAGTACCTTGGACACCTTGTGTGCCCTGCACACCTTGAATGCCCTGAATGCCTTGCGTACCCTGAACACCCTGTGTTCCCTGTGTACCTTGAGTTCCTTGTACACCCTGGATGCCTTGTATGCCTTGAATACCTTGAGTGCCTTGTACGCCTTGTAGTCCCTGTGTACCTTGTACACCCTGCGTACCCTGCACACCTTGTGTTCCCTGTGTTCCTGTTGTTCCCTGAACGCCCTGCGTTCCTTGGATACCTTGCGTGCCTTGTACACCCTGGGTACCTTGAATACCTGTTGTTCCTTGGGTGCCTTGCGCGCCAACAATGGCCGCGATCCACTGACCGGATCCGGTGTCATAATACTTTAATTGGGACATGGCTCTCCTAGGTTGGCTACAGCATTAATGTTAAGTGCTAAAGGCTTTTCTGTGTGGCTAAATTCCATCACCGTTATCCCAAGACCACTACTTTGTAGTTGTTTAAGGCTGGTGGGGAGGCAAAAGTTAGTGTTGCGGTATTCACAGTTGAGTAGACCAAAGATGACGGGATAATTACCGCGTAAGTAGTCTGATTGTAAACAGTGACTTCGATATCTCTGGTGCCCAAATTGTGTGTGACTGTATAAGTAGTGTTGGCTCCATCACCAATTAAGAAGGTGAGCTTTTGAGTACCAACAATGCCGCCTACAGATGTGTCTAGCCATAGAACTCCAGTGTTGGCAGGGGCTGAAGAACCAGAGATAATTCCCTGACTACCTGTTGTTCCTTGAACACCCTGCAACTGTGCGTAACCAAAACCTTGGACACCCTGCAAACCTTGGGTACCAGTTGTACCTTGTGCACCAACTCCGGTTGCTCCTTGAAAACCAACAAGGCCTTGAATACCCCTAAATCCTTGAAGACCTATAAGTCCTTGTAGTCCTTGCGAGCCCGTTGACCCTTGAAAACCAATAAATCCTTGAATACCATTTACACCTTGCAAACCAATAAGGCCTTGTAAACCTTGAACACCCTGCAACTGTGCGTAGCCAAAGCCTTGAATACCTTGCAAACCTTGGGTACCGAGTCTACCTTGTGCCCCTGTAAATCCTTGAACACCACTTTGTCCAACTTGACCTTGTAATCCATTAGCGCCCTGTATGCCTTTAGCGCCTTGTAAACCTTGTATGCCTTGAGCGCCAGTGCCCTGTGACCCGCCGCTACCAGAGCCTGCTGGTCCTTGAGTACCTTGAACACCTTGTACTCCATAGCCAGGATTTTGTGGCACAACTGTAATAGCAATTGGTGCTTGAGGCACCACTACAATTGGGCAAGTGCACGGCCAGTTGCCGCAGGTATTACAAGTGTTCACCTACTACCAACTTCCGTAGGTGCCGACGTCAAGGCTTACAGCTTGAGTCGTAAATACTTGTCCTTTGATATACGTTGTGACTTGGTTAGCGTCTGTCTTTAATGTAGCCGTTAGGTCCCAAAAAGCACGTGTAGGTAAATACTGAGTGTCTTTAGGCTGTAGGGTTAAAACTACCTTACTGAGCGTGGACGAAGCTGATGTCACATTTATACCAAAGTTTGCGTATAAGGATGGTGCGTTTGGATATGTTCTAATCTGAGCAGCCCAGTTGTACAGGGAAGCGTCAAATGGGAAATCAAACTCAATAGAGAAATTGTTACCCTGATAGAGAATAATGTCGTAGTTCTGTGCGTTAGTTGGAAGAGGGTTACGGCCCGTTAAGTTATTTGCAATATAAACGCGCTCTGGTTTGCGGGCGTCATCAATCTCTTGACCAACATAGATAGGTACGTACTTGTTGGTTGTGCGAGATGTGCGGATAAGGGTTCCGACCTCAATCTTCCACAAGCCCACGTTAAGCTGAGCGCAGAGGGTCTTGTATTGTTCCCAGCGCTGCTGAATGATAGAAGATAGCTGCTGATAACGCTGTGCTCTTGGGATCATAACCCCGTCTGGGGCGGTGATATTGATATCAAATGCAGCGTCTGTAGCAAGAGCCCAAAGCGCCTCAATGGTTGCCAAAATAGCAATAGGATAAGTTTCAACTGGCGGGATGTTTGCCAGGGTAACCTGGGTGCCATAAGAGTCAACGCGGTTAAATGTGTGCTCTGTTACGGCGTCATTAATAAAGACGCAGAGCTCTGAGTCTAAAAAGTATCGGTCTTGAACGCCCTGAACCAAGATAGTTGCGTTTGCGGCAGGGGCGTTGGCGAAGGTAATAATGCCCGTGTCCTGCTCAACTGTATAACCGTAGGGGTAGCCGATAGGGTTACCGTTCTCAGTAACCGTAAGATTGACAATCTCAATAGGCTTAATGCCTGTAGGAAAGATAGTAGTTACGCCATCTCCAGTTGCAGTAAAGGTAAAGTTCTTCTGAGGGTCTCCAAGGTCTAAACGAACCCTAGAGAGTATGTCAGATAGTAAAGCCACAGAAACTCCCTACACTACGTTAGATCCAATGATGTCGTACTACGGCTAAAAAATCTCTGCATACGAAAAGAGCGCCCCTATAAGAGGCGCCCACTTCGCTAAGTATGTCTTAGATAACGCCTGCTAGGTAACCTTTGTCCTTAAGGTGTTGTGCGACATCCTTTGTTACCTTGTACTTAACTCCAGCTCTAAAGCTGTAGTTATTTCCCTTACCAAAAGTCATGTTTTCAAGATCCTGAACAACGCGGATCTCAACTGTAGAGTCATCTGAACTTCCAAGAGTTACAGGGTCATCAACAATAACTGTTTGACGGGAAGGCTTTGTGGCATCAATAACTTCAGTCTCTAGTTTAATTTGAGCCTGTGCTGTTGCCATAGACATTTCAGCTGCACGATCGTTCATCTCAGCCGCTGCTTGTTCAGCAAGCTGCTCGCGTACACGACCGGTTACATCAGTGGGCTTTGTTTTAGCCATTATATTCTCCTAATTAGTATCTCAATGAAAATGGTGGGGGCCCGTAGGCCCCCACTTTAAGCTATTTAGTTGTAATTAGTTGGTCTCGATGACAACAACAGACTGGTCAGTGATTAGGCCAAGTCCGAAGATTGAGTACCAAGCAAGTGCATGCTCACGACCGAAGTCAAGAATACCGCCATCGCGGAGTTCGACTGGGAGTGAGATAGCGTGACCGAATGCGTTATCACCGATCATGATAGCTGCATAACGATCTGATCCACCGTTACCTGTGAGGGTAGCAGGGGTTGTGTAGCCTCCGCCAGGTGTGACAACTGGGTTAGCAACAGCTGTATCAGTTGTGTATGAAGAACCTGCGCCACCAACGACCTTGAGGACCTGGGTGGTTTCGATGAATACTACGTCGTAGAGACGACCGATTTCACCGAGCATGAAGTTACCTGGAGCTGCGTACTTTGTGACCTCGATGAATTCAGGGTTGTCACGAAGGGTACGGCTCTGGTGTGGGTGAACGAAGCAGACATAAGTCTCGCCCAACCGTGGGATGTTCTTTGTTGCCAAGGTCTCAACTGTGTCCTTGATAACGTGTGGTGTGAGGTAAGCAGCACCTGTCATTGCTGCGCGATTTGCAGCAAAGGTTCCGTAACCGTACCAGTTGTTAACAGCTGATGAGACTGATGAGCGATCTTCGCCGTAAAGGACTGAAGATGCTGCATAGAGTGTGTCGCGTGAGAGCTGATCTAGGTAGATAGCCATGTTACGACCGAGAAGACGTGAGGCTGATGCCATTACGTCATCAAATGAGGCATTGAGCAAGAGCTCAGATACTGCAAGAGCATAACCATGCTCTGTTACAGTGATTGAGAACTGCTGTGCTGTGAGAGCGTTAGTCTGCATACGGACACCTTCAACAAGAGGTGAAGCGAATCCGAGGTTGTTGTAACGCATGAAATTGATCTGTAGACCAGGTGCAACACCGAGTTCAGTCTTTTTGACTGCAAACTGCTCGAAGCGAAGGATAGGCATAGCCTGGAACAAGATTTCCTTGGACCAGATAGTCTGAATCGCCTGAGTTAGCTGGGTGTTGGTACCTGAGTACGCTGTAGGTGCTGCGGCTAGATTGCCTGTACCTGTGATACCTGATGCCATTTGGCTTTAACTCCTTGATAGTAGTTTTTAATATATTAAGTGTTAGCCCAATATTCCGCTGGTCTTACCAAGAGCACGATTGCTCAAGATCTGAGTGCGGACTTTTGCGTATTCATTCATCGGCATTGACGCAATATCTGCGGCAGTGAACTGACGTGGTTCCGAATTAGTTTCCAAGGGTCCAACGCCTGGCAAGGTTGCCCTCACGCCCGGCATATCTCTGCGCTGCTGCTGGATAGCAGACTGTGCAGATTCTAGAATACTGTTAGATCGCTCAACCAAACCTGTAATGCTCTCGTTGATCTCATCTGGGGTATTACCCTGAACGTAATCAATGAGCTGTGGGATGATATTTTCGCGGTTTTGTTCAACAGCTTGTTGACGGTAAGCCTGCAGTTCTGCAAACTTTCTTTCCTGCTCCAGAAGAGCGAAGGCCGCTTCGCGTTCTTGACGCTCACGTGCCAACTGCTCTCGCAGTTCATCGGCTGTAGCTTTTGCAAAGTCCTTGGCGTCCAAGTCATTTTCAAGCTTTGCCTTCTCTTCAGCTGCTTTGGCTTCCGCTTCTGCTGCTTTGCGAGCTGCTTTTTCTTCGCGCTCTTTCTTAAGGAGTGAAACTTCTTCCTTCAATCGATCGATCTCTGGGTAAAGCTTCTCTTTCTCCTGTGAACGAACCTTTGCAAGATCCTCTTCGGTATAAAACTTCTGAGTTGGTTCATTCTTTCCAGAGGTAACAGTAGGCGCGTCAACGCCCGACACATTTACTACTGGAGCTGTATTAGCTTCTGCTTCAAAAGCATTAGCCATTAGATCTGCAGTTTCTGACATGCGTTTATCCTTTTATCCTAGGGGTCGTTTTACGATGTGGGGGCACAAATGACCTAACGTGGTATTACAGTATTTATTTTGACAATAGATGTCTCAATTGTCTGTATAAATCACTTTATTTTTGGTAACCGTCTGGAACTCTGCGCTGTGGCAATTGAGTACCGTAGGCTTCCGTTACTAAACGAGTACGTACCTTCTCGTCGCCCATTTGGGCGGCAATGGTTGCATCGTCTAGTAATACTGGCTCTGTTGGTGCTGCAGGTGCTGCTGCTCCTGGAGCGCCTGGTGCAGAGGAACCACCAGGTCCTGTTTGTGCTGGAATAGACCCTGTTAGGGCCATGATGTCCTGCTCAATTTGGGTCTGAATAAGCTTAAGTGCTCCATCAGCCATTGCTTCATCTTGAAGCTCTTGACGGATCTCTGAGAGCTTCTCAATAGGGAACTCTTCGCCCAGGATGCGCAGTGCGCCTTCCTTAGACTCAAGGCCAAGTGAGAGCATCGACTGGACTTCGTTGATAGCAATGAGCTTGTCAAGAGGAAGTGGCTGTGGGAAGTGAACATAAGAGCGAAAAGTAATAGGATCATTTACATCTAGCTTGGAGACCTGACCCTGCTTTAGTGGAACAGTGCTTGCGTTAGGATCCCAGTTAAGTGCCTCTGGCTCTTTTAAAGCTAGGTTAAGAAGAATTAACTCATTAACGCGCTCAAGGCCGTGAGCATACTGAACGATCTTCTGGTGATAACGATTCATTAAAGGCTGGAACTGAATAGAAAGCGCAACGCCTGAGGTGTTAGAAATAGGCTGAGCCTGACCAAGTGCGGTCTCAGGAACACCAATCATTTCGTGCATAGACTTCTTGAGCATTGCAAGGAAGTCCATCGCGCCCTTTAGGCCCTGAGCTCCGCCTTCAAGGTTCTCTACTCGTGCGTCCTTTGGTAGACCGCCCCATACTTTATTAGCGCCCTTTTCAAGCTGAGAAGCCTTTGCACCAATGATGACGGTTACTGGCGCAGCGTGGTAATTAACGATGTCTGCAATATCTGTAGCAGTTTCGTTATACGCGCGGTTAATGTTAATAATGTCATTGCAATCTGAAAGGCCCCAAGGAGAACCAGAGATGCGGACATTAGCAATGTGAATAACAGGAATTGTGCCAAGAGGATTAGGTCGTGAGTCAATGAGCTCATCGTTAATGTACTCTTCAATGATGTCATCGGTTAGGATCTCGGTGTAGGTAAAGACCTGACGAGTGCCCTCAAGTGAGGTGCCCCAGAAACGGTACTTAAGCTTAAAACGAACCAACCGCTCGCGGTCATGTGGATGAAACTCAGGGAAAGCAAAAGAAGAGTTAAGAGGCAGAACGCGAACTCGGCCAGGGTGTGTGCGTCCAGCAGTGTCTGTATAAGACTCTTCATATGCAACTTTGATAAAGCAGTCACCTGACACCGTACCTTGCTGACCAATTTCCCACAGGACTGTGGCCTTATTGTTATCCACTTCCCAGACGCGCTCTAATAGGTCTGGGACAATCGCCTCAGTCTCTTTAGGGCTACGGAAGTTAACGCCTTTACCAAAGGTAAAGTTAATAATAAAGTCGCTGAATGCGCGATAATAGTTAAGAACTAACTGAGTCTCGCCTGTTTGACGGCGGTAAGACCAGTGATGCCCAAGATACATTGCCCAGTTAAGGGAGTAACGGTTTAGGCGTGGGCCGTGAACTTCAAACTCTTCATCCGCTAGCTCTACTAATCCCAGCGGGGAAATTGAGATGGTTAAATCAGAGGAGGCCGCACGATAACTCGGTGGAGAGAAATCCATACCGCTCACTGCTCACCTCTTTCAACTCTAGACAATATTAACACAAATGTCGACTTATGCACAAAACGACACTCAGCGGAAACGTTCGCCTCTAATAAGGTTCTTTCCTACGGGCTTAGTTACTACCTTCTTCTGTTCTTTTTCTTTTTTATCTTGCTCTTCTTTGGCGTAATCGCGGAAGCGTGGATCCACATCTTTCTCAGAAGTAACAAACTTGCCGCCTAGTTGCACATAACGAGAGTGAACCCAGTGAGCGGCCGCAGGAGAAGGATATGTGCGGAATTTTGAACGTGCTTGAGTAGTAAGCATGTTCCAAAGCTTTTGATTTGCGGGGATCTGCTTAGGACCCTTTTTTACTTCTTTACCTGTAATTAACGCCATTAATCATCCTTAGATAGTAACCAGCCCTGCCCCGTTAGTGAGGCAGGGATGACTTACTTATTTATTAGTCGCGAACGACTGCAGGATTGCCAGCCTTCTGTGAACCACCACTGCGGAATACTTCCTCAATGCGGTTGTCACCGTGGTCTGCAAAACCACCGGCAGCGAACTCTGAGAGATGATCTGGGCCTTCTACCCATGCAGCAGAACCGACGTGAGCACGCTCACGCATTGTCTCTTCGGCTGGCTTTTCAAATACATTCTGATTGCGGTTTGGACGACCTGCTGCAGGCATGTATCCCTGCATAGCGCCCTTTGTGAATTCCTGTGGAACGTCTGTATCTGTTGCAATGCCTTCTTCAAAACGAAGTGGGCCGCGCTGACCAGGGGTTGCTGGTGAGATTTTGCGGTCATAGACAGTGCCTGGACGCTCTGGGAACTTTGGATCTGGTGCAATTGCCATTGTTTTACTCCTATATTGGTTTGAGGACCTCAGTAAAAGTGTGCTATAGAAAGTAGCTACAGTCAGCCTAAAGTCTTATCTAAAAAACGGTGAAGACGACACTTCTATCTGCGGCATAGTCATCTCAATAGTTAAAGCGCAAGCAATAGCCAAAGAGTCTGCGTAGTCATCGTGGGCATGGGCCTCGTCTGGTGCTTTAGCTAGGAAGTTTGGGCCAGTAAACTTGGTCTCTAAATCCTCAAGCTGCTGCCTGAATCTACGGTAACTACGTAGCTTTCTAGTCTTAGCGTGAGCTGGCCAACTAATAAGATCTCTGTCCATAAGGGCCTTTAAGTGCTTCCAGCGCTTAGACTGTTCGGGCTGACTGCTACCTACAGAGAATACCTCTGCTCTAGGAAGCAAGAGCTTAAGCCTCTGAGCCACCGCATCACCGACGCCGTTAGCGTCTACCCCAACATACATAACGTTGTAGTTCTCTAAAAACTTTACAATCTGGAAGTACTGATCTTCCCAGTCGTCCCCTTGCAGCTCCAACCAATTGAGCACTCTATGATCAAAGTAGCCAAACTCATCTGGGCGATCCCAATCAACCCAGACAACGGTTACTACAGTAGAGTCAATCTTACGGGCGGGGTCAATCCCTACAACTACTGGGGTTCTATGCCAAGCGCGTTGAATCTCCATAGAGGTATCGCCAAGCCTGTCCATGGTTGTAGATGTAACAAACATGCCACGCTCAAGAAGCCACTTACAGTTATACGACATCTGGAACTCGTCTGAGTCTTCACCGATACGTAGCTTCTCACGCTTAATGTGCTTTTCGTAGTTGAAGTTAACTTTAATAACATCTCGCCAAGTCCACTCAAAGTGATTCTGACGTTTGGTGCGCGCAGTCTGTCGGCGTTTATTAAGCATGATGCTGTTGTAAAAGTTATTTTTATGCGTGGTTGGCGTACCTGTTTTAACCATAGTTCCAGCGTAATAAGCCAACATAGGCGCAATGGATTTGGATACTACAAAGTCATCTGCCTCTTGGCACTCATCGATAACAATAAGATGGAACGATTTAGATTCAATCTTTGCTCGTGGGTTAGCGGTCATCATCATTAGGGATGAGCCAGAGTTCTTTAGCTTAATCTGGCGAGTAACTCCTGCTACACGGCCTACGCTGTCATCGATCTCTGGGTCACCCAGGATCTCTAACGCCCTATCTGATGTTAGGCGGTTTACAGTACGGCCAAACAAAGTTTCTACCTGACCCTCAACAGGCGCAAACATACCCACCATGATGCCGTCTTTAAAACGCCCAAGTAGATCCGGGTACATCTTGGCCAAGCGTGGTAGCAGAACCATAAGGGTAGCTACAGTATTAGCAATAGTCTCTGATTTACCTGACTGACGGGCTGCCAAGGCTGTAATTTCTTCACTGTCATTTATAATTACCGACTCAATAATACGGCGAGCAAGAGGCATCTGATATGGATGAAGTTCGTGTCCAACTAAGGCTGTTTGGAATTCAACGCAGCGATCGATGAGCTTGTTGACAAAAGCTTTAGATAGCTCATCAAGCTCTATCTCTTCTTCTTCTACAAACTCTTCGTCTTCTATCTCATCAGGATAGAACTCGTCTTCGTCTTCTATTAGTTGGTCCATATAACCTTTAGTTTATTTTAAAACAAAGAGCCTAAGTCGTTAAACCTAGGCTCTTTGCGCCATCTACGGGGAGAGGAAGAGAGGCGTAGACAATTGTAACAGAAATGTCTATTTATCGACAAATCGGTTTAACGGCGCGGCGTGCGGTTTCTAAGGGTATCCACCATTGCATGCAGGGCTTCTGCGCCCTTAAGCGCTTCATCTAAATAGAGTTCATCTTTACTGCGTTGATACATAGACAAGCAACGGCCAATCTCGTAGATAGATTGATCTAACCAACCCTCAATCTCAGCGGTTTGTAGCCTAGATACTCTTTTGGAGACCTTTTCTGAGAAGGGCTTCTCCCACACCTTACTCCGAGAAAAAAGCTTCATCAAATAGTCCGTCCTGAGGGCTCCAAGCTTTTCTTCCTCTCATAGTCCTGAATAACAGCGCATCAATAGAGTCTTCATCATCTAAGTCAATATTAGGCCTTTTAAGCCAGAGCCCAAAGTAAAACCCTGGGTGGGTAAATGGTACTCGAAGTACTAAGCACTTTCCAAGTCGATAAGGTCGCTCTGTTTCTTGTGTAGTTCCTACTTCAATAACCGGTAGTACATTACGATGCCAGTACTTTAACTTACCACCGTATAGTGGTCCGTATGATTTCATTTAGTTCTCCTTGAAAAAATCAGTTGCTTCCCAGTTGCGCAGATCACCGCGCTGAATAGAGGATGCCCTTGCAGATGAGTCACTTAGTCTAGCCACAGTGCCTGCTGATAAGTCTCTTAACTGAGCAGGCTCGTGTGATGAACAGGCAGATTCTAACGTAGGCAGGTAGTCATTAGTAGACTCTGCGTTCTTTAATCCCAGCCAGATTTCAGTAGAAACGTCGTTGTATTGGTGCCAGTGATTTGTCCTAAATACAATATACACAGTCTTAGTGTTTGGGCTATAGGCAATGGTTAACGCTCTAGGTCTAGACGGTTTCTTAGTTGGCGCGGTTTTAGTTTCAATCCCTACGTTAGTAATCTCGTTAGGTATAGTTACCTCAATCTCAGCCTCTTCAAGCTTTGATAGGTACGCTTTTACAGACTCATTAGACCTTGGGGCCTTAAAGAAGTCATCGGGATTTAACGGCGCGGCTTTTCTAGCCATTATTCCTCACAAACGTGATCGGCAGTCTCTGTCTCTAGTACACGTACCATACAGTCACCGCACCTTAAATATCTAGGTGGTTTAAAGTTATTTTGACTTGTTGCTCCAAGAGGAAACTCTGAGCCATCTTCATTGAATGCTGGGATAGCCACAATTATTTCAGGCTCTCTTAGTAGTTCTGGAGAGAATGGGCCGTAGGCGTGAGTGACCTTATCAGGCACTGGATGAGCCTGTGGAGCAATGATTCTTGTTATTAGATGCGGAGCTACCAAATCTAACTCGTGGTCTACCTCTCGGCTTCTAGGCGTGTAGTTGCCAAAGACTTCGTAGTCTATTCCCACGACTACTCCTGAACGTCAGAGCTCTTTGATGCAGCTTTCTTCTTAGGTTTTTCTTCTACAGGAGTTTCTACAATAGATTCTTCAATAGTTTCCATAAGAGGGAAGTGACCTGCATTAGCACGGTCATACAACCAAGCTGGTAGGCAAGATGTGCAGTAGTGAGCGGGATTTACCCCAGGGTCAGCCGTTGTGTATGAAGCTGGGTTACTGCAGTTGTCGCACTTAATCGCCATGTAATCCTCCTAAGATCTACAGTAGTATAGCAAAAAGGGCGCCCAATAGAGCGCCCTTAATGCTTAAAAGCTTACTTTGCTGGTGTCTGGAAGTGTTCGTAAGCACCCTTAAGTACAGGGCCAAAAACACCGACTACAGCGGCCCATGCAACCTGCTTAAGGTGATGGTTGCCGCCCTGCCAGATAGCAGCGCCTGCAACAACTGTTGAAATGATATAGTGCTCGAAGAGAGCTTTTGTCTTTGCGTTCATTATTACTCCTCTATGTTATTCGCGTATGGCGTTATGATGTGAGAGTCCGCCTGAACGTTAGGTCTAGACGAGCTTTCACTATGCGATGCTACACCCCCGAAGCCGGCTAGCGCAACAGCTACAAGGTGTTTTGGGTCAGTAGAATATCCAGTAGCCGCCCAAGTACCTAAAGCAGCCGTTCCGCCAAATGCCACGTGAACCGGGCTGCTGAAGTTAAGCTTTATTGCCACGGATGTACTCCAATACTTCTTTCATATGCCTACGGAGTTCCTCGATGTGGTTATGAGTCTCCTGGTCCAATTTAAGGTCCTTAGTAATGATACGCCTATCCGCATCCCCCGAACGGTTAGTCGCGTTTAACAGTAGCCCTGAGAGCAGGATTGACTCCAGAGAAACGGTTAGCGTGAGCAGGTTAAACGGGTAGGGGTCAAATAGCGCAAAGCTCATCCACAAAGCCCAGAAGCCTATGTGCAGAAATATGAACCACGGTGAGCCAAACGCTACCGAAGCCCAGTCAGAGATCTTCTGAAAAAACCTCATTGATTAGACTTTGCAACCATAGAGGTATACGTTGCGGCGTCAATGCCTTTACCTTTAGAAGCTTTAAGGGCTTTGTATAGACCTTGGTATACAGGTATGAGCGCAATATCTTCTTCAGTTAATACGTTAGAAACTAAGTTGGCAGGCAGTAGTCCGGCATTGGCTAAAGCCTTGGCCACTATTAGCTCAGCGTCACCTTTAGCACCAACTTTAAATGCAGACGAGCCTGGGAACGGTGAGGCAACAATCACAGTTGATTTAGTTTGTGTTGGGGCTGCTCCATTTGTATTGTGGAGAACGGCTGCTCCTCCGCCTGTTAATGCGGTTGCGCCTGCAACACCAATAGCTAATGGTTTATTAGCACCAATAGATTTAGCTGGAGCAGAAGTTCCTGCGTAGTCTGGGCGCACAATAGCCAGTACATAGAGGTATGGCCTATGACGACGGTAGCAGCCGTCTCCGTTGGCTTGATTTCCTGAGTAAGACTCCGGCCCAGTGTTAAATCCAATAGTGGTTAGCCCATCTTTAGATGCAGCTTCTACAATTTCTACGTGATCAGCAACCCCATTGCCACTCCAAGAAAAAAACACAATATCTCCTGGAAGCGCTGAGTACTTATCAACTACCTGCTTATTCTTTTGAAACCATGTAAGTCCTGCTGGACAGTAGGCAAACCCTTTAGGTGTTTGAGCAGCAACAAGATGTGAGGCATTAACCTGAGCAAAGCACCAGCTAACTCCCATGGCACAGTAGGCCTCATTTGGAATGCCGTACCACGCACCATAGGGGTTATCGTTTTTTGGTCCCTCTGTAAAGCCTAACTGTGTACGAGCAACGTTTACAATATCAACGCCTGCGGTCATTTTGATTCCTTTACTACTTCTGCTGCTGGATCTGTGTTGGCTTTGCGGTATCTAAATGTCTCCCATAAGGGTGCTGGGATTTCATGTATGCCATAGCGAGTTCTATGATGCGCCATGCACAAGACCTCTAAGTTGCCTGGGCTTTCAATCCACTCTTGGAACTCTTCATCTGTAACAAAGTGGATACCAAAAGCCTTCTCAACTTTATGTGGGTCCATGTTGTTTACCTGTGAGAACTCAATATGGCTGTGGTGCAGTTCTGGCCCACCTGAGCAAAGGTCATCGTCTATAGCGCACTTCCATAACCCAGCCTTCTTTATTCTATCTTTGGCTTGGTTAAAGAGGTGATAATGGGGGTCGCTCTCACGCGGCTCATGCTCAGGAATAGAAACGGCTAAATGCAGATTCATCATCTGCTTGTGGGCGTCTGTCACTGGTATATCAGCCTCTCTGCTAGATCCCCTGGGACCACTAGATAGTCTGGTTTGTCTAGTAAAGTGATTCCAGCTTTATCGTAAGCTTCAGCAACTAGCTCTGAACAGATAAAGCCGTCTTTCTTAGCTAGGTAGGTAAAGAGAGGTAGGTTTAACTTAAGACCTAGGATTCTTAGGGCAAGCACCAAAATTGTAAAGAAGTCGTAAGGCTGACCAACAAAAGAAGTTGCAATCTTTGCAATGTTCTCTCTTTGTACATCAGTCAGATCCTCGTGCTTATTCCATGCAATGTCTTTGTAGTCAACAACGTTTACAAGTTTTACTCCAGTGGGATCGGCGCTTACAGCTTTGCCATTTCCCACGTAGACTATGGCGTGATTCCAACGACTGGTAGTGCCTACACGGATTAGCAAACCAAAGAACCCGTTAGTCTTTACTACTCCGTAGTCGCCTAAACGAGGTTCGTACATGGTCTCTCCTTAACTACGGGTCTCTTCAATATGAGATTGAACCCGACCCTCTAATCTAGAAAGGTCTTTGACTACTTCTATCTGATGGGTGCGAAGCTCTTTAACATCACCCTTAATCTCTTTAATATCTTCTTTAACGCTTTTGATGATTGGCAGTATCTCTAGCTTTACAGCGTCATTTAGTGAGCCGCCGTGATTAGGCTTTAGCTCTTCCAAGTACTCTTTAAGAGACTCTACTGAGTGCTGCTTTACATACCATCTAGCTATTCCGCCTACGGAACCAGCTATAGCTAGTCCGGAAGAGATAGTTACTACTGCGGTTGCTGCATCCATTAACAATCCAGTTCTTTACAGTTGATTAGCAAATAAAAACGTGGATTTGTCCAAAATTAGTGACACAAAAATGCGTGATTTGTATAGTTTTCCATACAAATACAAAAATATCTGCATTAAATATAATATCTGGCTTGACACAGGTTGTAAGGCTGCCTATATGCTAATACGACCGACTGAGAGGAGCAGCGATGCTTAATATCAGAATCAACTTTACAGTTGATGTAAAAAAGGTAATGAGAGTGGTTGGAGCACTTGTACTAGCGTCTACACAGATGTTTACGCCTGCACATGCTTTACCCGCTCAAACCTCTAAAGAGAAAGTTGTGACAGTTTCTCTTCAGTACATTACTGTGAATACGACACGGACAGGTGCCAAGAAAGCCTTGGCTAGTGCTTATGTTAAGTACTTTGACGCTCAGACGATTGCCTTCTTAACGGAGTACTCGGCTGGCAAGTCCATGACTGAATGGAAGTGTTTAAACTCACTTTGGTCTCATGAAAGCCACTTTAACCCTAAAGCTCTTAATATGAGCTCGCACGCCTTTGGTATTGCTCAGTTTCTCCCATCAACGTGGGGGAACTACAAGGTACAAAAGACTGCTATGGCGCAACTACAAATTAAATACGGGCTACATTACATCCAAAAAAGATACGGAGACGCATGCAATGCTTGGAAGTTCTGGCAGGAGCACGGTTGGTATTAAAGCACCAGGGTTTGATGGGACACAGATCTGCGCTCAAACAGACCCAAACTTGTTCTTTCCAGACGAATTTAAAGACTCGCGTCTAGCCTTAAACACGGCCCGCAAACTATGCAGGTCGTGTGAATTCAAGCGTCCCTGCTTAGAGTATGCAATAAATAATCCAGAATTAGTCGGTGTCTGGGCAGGGACTACTGTAAGTCAAAGGCAAGATATAAGGACGGCTAGAAATAAAGCCGCATAACAAGAAAGCCCCCGATCGCTCGGGGGCTTTTTGCTGTGTAACTATTATGCAGCGTATGGTGTGAGTGTAACGGCTGTTCCTGCTGAAACTGAAGCAGTATTTGCAGCAACAGATTGTGTCTTAATTGTTCCTGCGCGAGCAGCAACCTTGACGGTACCGGTATCTGCGCCTGATCCAATGTTTCCATGTGTAAGGGCGTAGGTAAGGGTTGTTCCTGAAGATGTAAGCAACGTAAATGTTCCATTGACAGCTGTATTGGTGACAGCAGCAACTGTAGCTGAGTCTCCAGCGGCATAACCGTGGGCTGCAGCTGTTGTAATAGTAACAACATTGCTTGTAAGTGCTACGTTAGAAATAGCTGGAGTTACAGCAGATGCTGTTGTAGGTACAAGCTCAACATCATTCATAGCGTCTGTAGCAGAGGCTGTTGAAAGACCAACAACGTTAGGAACTACTACATAAGCAACGCCTGAAACGTAAGCGCCATCATTTGCAGTAACTTCGTCTGTGTAACGAGCTGTACCTGAGATGTTGATATAGCTGCCAGTTCCTGAAGCAGTAACTGTAAATGTGTACTGATTGGCTGATGCAACTGTAAGGTTAGTTCCATCAAGACCTGTGCCAGCAATGTTTACTGTGTCGCCAGCTTTAAGGAGGTTATTTGGGGCTGTGTAAGTCTGTGTAGTACCGTCACCAGAAGCCTGTGTAATGCGGTATACAGCCTGATGTGTGCTTGCAAATCGAGGGTAAGAAGCCCAACCAGCCTCTGCACGAACATGGTTATCCATGTTTACTGTGCGAGTAGGGTTGTTTCCTACAGTGACTGCTACATCGCCGTAAGCAAGATTGGTGCTAGCTACCTGAGTAGTGGCTGACCACTGAACATCGTAAGTTGAGCCACCTGTGTTTGAGATTGATGCACGACGCTCATCATTTGGCTGTAGAGGATTAACTCCACCCCATACGTAATCTACTGCTAGATTACCTGCTGAGTCTGTAGCGTGACCGGCGTTATTTGTTACGCCCGCCTGAGCTGCAATAGCTACGGCATATGCTCCTGTAGCCTTTGGATCGCCTAGTGGGGCGGTTCCTGAATAACTTGACATTAGATTTCCTATCTATAGATTGGTTTAACGTCCCATGCGCTTGGGACATTATAAGTTTATCTAGCAATACTATGCTCGTCCTGCTTTAATAAAAGTCAATAAATTAAGCAGATGGTACGACAGTATCTTCAGGCGTTGTGCCTACAGGAGAAACAAACTTACCTGTAGCTTCGTCATACGTATCACCAATTTTTGCAGGATTCTCTTCTGTGTACTCTAAACAAGTGCCTTTAGTAGCGATCTCCGCGTTTTCTTTAGAGTCAGCTATTAGTACGTTTAATACAGTATTATTGATTATATGAGCAAAAGTTGCCATTTAATTTTCTCCTTAGTAATAAATGTAAAGAACTCCGTTACCGCCATTACCGCCGACGTAACCTCCGCCACCAGCACCGCCGCCACCGCCACCATTGCCGCCTGCGCCCCCGCCGTAAGCTCCAACATAGTTTCCACCCGCAGAGATATAACCAGCACCACCGCCTGCGCCAACGTTTGCAGAACCACCAGAGCCGCCTAAACCAGAACCTCCTGCGCCCGCTAAACCAGATCCGGAGCTAGCGCCACCTCCGCCGCCAATAATTCCGTTTCCGCCAGCCAGTCCACCGTTTCCGCCACTGCCAGTTCCGCCACCACCGCCAGAAATACCATTTGCTCCAACATTTCCAGCAGCACCTCCCGCGCCACCTGTACCAGAGGCAGAAGAATAGTAATAAGAAGTGCTGTAGCTAGTTAACATAGGCACAGCAAGTCCGCTTACACCACCGTGACCGGGCGCAGCATACGCGTTGTTGGTGCTATAACCTTGACCCCCGCCGCCAGCGTTGTAGCCCCCGTTTAGACCAGAGCTATTACCGCCTCCACCGCCACCGCCTCCCGCTAATAAAATTCCATAGCTAGTTGTTCCACCAGTTCCACCAGGAACTTGCGAACCTCCGCCACCGCCTGAACCAATTACACAAGAAGATGCTGCAGGAGTCCAACCTTGTGTTAAACCTCCGGCTCCTCCACCGCCGCCGCCTTGAGAGCTGCTGGAACCGCCACCTCCGCCACCACCAACAAGAATGCAGTAAACCCAAGGAGTACCTGAAGGAATAGATACGGAACCTGATGAAGTGATTGTTTGACGAAGGGTTAAGCCGTAAGGCGCCCCAGAAGTAGACAATGAACTGTAACTAATAGTCATTATGAGACTCTCCATCCGTAGGCAGAACCTACATATACTAAGTTAACTGCAGCGTAGTTTTTATCGATAAGTAGTGATGTTGCTTGACCATTTATGTTTAATCCGTTATTTGCAATTGTAATGTTATTTGTTGCAGAGTTACCCGTTGAGTCAAATATGTGGATCTCACTTCCAATAGACGCTGAAGAGGGTAACGTTAGTGTAATAGCACTCGAGGTAGTGGTTACGCAGTAAGAGTTAAACGGAGCGATAGAAGTGTTAGAAGAGATTGAGGTTGCGGGGAACTGACCAGACGCTCCAGAACCTCCTTGAATACCTGTAAGTCCTTGAGGACCCTGCACACCTTGTATACCTAGGTTTCCTTGGATACCTTGAGGGCCTTGAATACCTTGTGTTCCAGATCCGCCAGAAGATCCTTGAAGACTTGTTATAGGTGACCAAGAAAGCGTTGAGCCATTGCTTGTTAAAAGAGTGTTGGAGCTACCGATACCTAAACGAGTTACTGTAGCTGCGCCTGTACCAACAATTAAGTCGCCTGCGGTAGTGACCACTGAATTCTTAAGATATTGAGGGTGAGCATCAGCAACGATACCCTTTTCAATGTTAGCTAATCGAGCTGCAACAGTGCCGTAATCAGTTGCAGTATTGGCCCAGCCAGAGGCTGTGGCAGCTGTTGCAAGAGATGGGGTTGTTCCAATAGCACTTTCGATAGCTATAACTTCATTTTGGATGGCATTTGGGTGACCAGCATCAATGATCTCAGTAACATTTACGTGGGTAGTAAACGTCGCTACCTGACTTGGATATGAAGCCATTGCGATCCTTTCAATTAACCAGATTAAAGTCTACAGTTTAAAAGACTAGTTTTGGTGCTCTCCGTTAGGTCCTTTTCCAGGGGTACCGTAAACGGAGATACTTGGCTTTTCGTTCTCATTTAAGAACATACGGCGCAAGCCAAAACGAGAGTCTCTAATAGTGACCTCTTTGGCTGCAGGGATTTTAAATTCTTTTTTACGGCTCATGGTGTGTACCTGTTTGCTTGCTTAGCTTGAGTTGCTCTACCGGGTACTACAGGGGACGTTACTCTTGTTAGTCTTTCTCTAAACTGCCTAGCCTGTGCTGCACGAATTCCTGAAGTAACAGGGGACGTTACACTAGATGTAATCTTGCTATTAGATCTTTTATTTGCCACTAGGTTCCTTAAACTGCCTTAGGCTACGCATTCCAGGAAGTGCTGGCTGGTAGGCCTTGCCATTGTTAGCCACCTTATTTGGCATTGGCTTAGGGGCTGGAGCGTTTTCAGTTGCCGCTGGTGTTTCAGACGCAGCTTTTGCAGCAGGCTTTGCGGTAGCTTTTGCAGCAGGCTTTGCGGCAGCCTTCTTAGTTGCAACAGTGCTCTTCTTATAAGAAGACTTCTTAAAAGCAGTTTTTTTAGTGCTTGCTTTAACTGCCTTACCAATATTTGCAGAGGCTTCAAGGTCTAAAAAGCGACTATTCATTCTCTGATTCTAAATGGTTTTCCTCACAGAAGCGTGCTAAAGAAGGAACTACCCAAGTTTTGTCACATATTTCGCACCGATAGCTATTACTTTGTGGATTTGCCACGCTATCTCCTTAGTGCAGTAGGTTGAACTCACCTTCGGGATCATAAACATGCAGGGCTGTAGTCACCAGTTTGGTGCCAGCTTGACGGGCGTGGTGCCCGCAGAATAGGAGCTCTCCGTTAAGGAATGAAGCTAGTACTTTTGCAGCGGCTCCACAGGTATCACAACGGTCTTGAAGGGTTAACTCTCTATGGTTGACCATAGTCTTCATTACAAGCGTTCTCCGCGAGAGCGTTTAGCGTCTTCAATGTCTTGACCGTTATCTGAGAGTGGCATCATTTTTGGGCGGCGAGATGCTGCAATCTCATCCATAGTTTCTGGAGTTAAAGTTCCAAAACCTTCAGGAACATCACTGTAATCTGGTTCAGGCCATTGGCCTTCTGAACGCTTCACGCAACACCGCTTCCACCAGCCGTGGGAGCTGCTCCTGCCGCAGCACCGCTTCCAGAATTCATACTAGCACCTTCAGCAGCTTCTTGTGAGGCAGTCTCATTAGCTTCTGACATAGGTGACTCTGCGCCAAAGTTACCTACAACACCACTACCGCCAATAGTTAAGTAAGACGGATTAACATTCTCTGTGCCTGGTCCCCAAAAACCAAGTGCAGGGTATTGCTCATGGTACTTAGTCTTTTTAGAGTATTTCACTTCTCATTTTCTTTCTTACCTGCGCGGCGCTTGTTCTCTTTAGCAGTGTTCTTACCTTTATCAAGTAAGCGCAAGTTACCCTTAGAGTCATTGTTGTGATTATTATCTTTGTGATCAACAGTCTTGTTCTTAGACTTGATCTTGCCATTAGTAGATTCGTAATCAGCGCGGGCTTTATTCTTAGAAGTAGTTACCCACTTACCATCTACCTTCTTCTTGTAGACGTAAATAGGGCGTCCGCCATTAGCTTCAGATCCCTTGTATGGACCAAATTTTTTGGTTTCAGCCATTAACAGTCCCAGGCTCTCAATGACTTATTGATGCGTGAGTTAGGGTCTTTAGCAGTTTTAGCGGAGGTGTTGGCCTTCTTCATACCCTCCATGCGTGCGCAGAATGATTTACGGCGCGCAGCGGACTTAGGGGACTTCTTAGCCTCCGCTTTCTTAACAGGTGGCTTTAGGTTATGGCCTTCTGCCTTAGCAGATGCGCGACCCTTAGCGTTAAGTCCGCCATTCTTATTTTGACCTTCTTTACGGGTCCATGCTGGTGATTTAGCCATTGTTCTTATGCCAATCTCTAACCGCTTGTTCAGCTTCGGATAAATTCTTAGCGTCTAGTGTATATGTGCCACCGCCCTTTGGGTGATGAACCTTAAACTTTTTACCATGTTTATCTACGACGTGGGTCTCACCGTCAACTTTAAACTGCTCACTGTTTTTATTCATCGCATATCCATATTTCTCTTTTGACGGTTTAAAATATCAGCTGACTGTTCAGATACGTTATAGCGGCCATAAGAGGCGCGTGGGCCATCATATTGACCAGTATGTACTACGCGGAACTCATTAAGGCGTGAACGCTTCGGCATAAGAGTCTTCTCAGACTTCTTCTTTCCTGGCATGTTCTCACCTAAAGCGCGTTCAGCGCGGGTGCGTCCTAGTGCTGGGTCTTTCATGCGCGCATCTCCTTGCCCTTTTTATAGGTGCGAAGTCTAGTCTTGCCTTTGTCATTAGTTTTATGAATACCTGTAACTAGTACTTTAGCGCCCGGACGAATAGTTGCTTCTTGTTCTAAGCTATTTTCACTCTCTACAGCATGTTCTTTTTGAACATACTTATGTTCATCTGAGCCAGGTTTAATGATGTCAGATGGTTGAGCTTTAGCGTAGATAACTGCAGACTGTGGTTCACCTAACCCTGCAAAGTGGTGAGCAACCATCTCATCTTTAGACCAGTGCATTCCTAAAGGCTGTTGAATCTCGTTAGTTCTAAATCCCCTAGACACATCTTCTGTCCACTGACCTTCAGAGCGGTTCACTTGCGCGCCTCCTCTAGATAATCTAGGTATACAGGTATAAGCATATCGACTAGTCGTTCCTTTTTATCCTTATGCTTATCTTCAAAATGGCGTATCCACTCGTGACCGTTGTAGCGCAAGTTTCCACAGCCGTTATTGACGTCTGCCCAGCAAATTTTAGCTAGAGCGCCTGCACGACCTGGAAGATCTAACTGCTCCCAGAGCCAAGTGGAGAAGTGCATTAGAGTTTTACCAAAGCTCCGGTGGCACTCTTGTAGTATCCATAACCCTTCGGAGTGAAGGTAAATGGCGCCTTAACCGAATCAAAGATGGTGAATGGGCCTTTACCATTAACATCATAGAATGCTGGGGTTGTAACGTCAGGTAGGACGCACACCTTCCCATCTACAGTAATGGTTGCATATGAGCCGTAGCAGTGATCGCATATTTCAACAAGCCACTGTCTTCCTTGTGAATCCTTGCCAGATACAGTGTTAATTGCTGGATCGCATAGCATCTCTGCAACTTCATGGCACAAGACTGTAATTAGTCCCTGTGTATAGATTGCAGGTGAGATCTGTATCTTCTTAAAGAAGCGCGCTGGGTAGTAGACGCCCCATAGCTTGCTTACAACAGCTTTTAAAGACACATAGGCAACTGGTACGCCCGTTTCTACAGTGTGGTACCCAAGGGCGCCTGTGACCCTCTTAGCCTCTGTTAGATGGATAGTCCATGCTCCAGGAGTGGGGGTTGTCACCACTGTTACAGGTTGGAGGTTCCACGCGGTTGTAACGCGGTCACAGAAGTTTTTTAGGGCCTTGGAGAGGGTCTGCATATCTGCAGCAGAGATTGCTTCATCATTGATAAGGGCTAGTGTCGTCATGCTAGTATTCTCTCGTAAATAGAGAGTAGAAAAGGGTTAAAGGTGAGCGTGGAAGTCATCACACTTGGTAGTGCTTATAGAGCTTATTGCAAAGAGTGTGATAAGTACGTCAGCGACTCGACCGAGGAAATTCAGTACGCCCAGAGTCGCGCGTTAATACACCAGGCTACTAGGCACACTGAGCACAGTAATATGGGGCCCGCAGATTCTCAGGGGTAACAAAGAGCTTTTTCGAGCAGTGGTTGCATTGCACCTCAGATAGGCCGCTCTCAGCTAATTTGATGGTAAAGCTGTGGGTGTAGAAGACCTTGGTTACATACCAGACCAAGGCCGCGGTTATGACTAACATTCTTTACAATACCTGCACTTACAGCTATTAGTGGTACAAGGACACTCTTCATCAGATTGCATTAGGCCAGTTCCCTGACACCAGTAACAAGGCTTCTTCATCGATTGACCATATAGACCGCGAGAATACTAACGGCGATTGTCGCCACTAGCAGATATGGCAGGTATCTCTCAAACTTCTCCATTTTTCCTCCAGATGATCTCTAAGAGCTCTTCATCGTTATAGACCTCGTGAACCCGTAGGAATGAGGCCACATCCTTCGCAATGGAGGCTCTAAGCATAGTCTCAAAGGCGTCCATATCTGCATCTCTAGTCATGGCGCAATAGTATCAAACGTATGCCAGATGTAAACATAGCCTCTCTCAGGGTTCTGCTTCCTCTGTGGGACGTGTTCATCACAGTACCGCCACCAGGAGTAGGCAAACCACCTGGGCTCCTCCTCGCACTCTGGAGTAAAGCATTTACCCATTCTCGCGATGACTCTATTCGGGTCTAATTCCATAACCGCACTCTAGCAGCTCTAACACAACGCGCCACTGTCTGCAACTTTGCTAACTCTGCAACCGCGACTAATCTATTCGAAAAAAGGCTACTGCCTCCCCCATATATGTCATACCTGTGGATTTCATCTGGCCCCATATGACTGGTCATGACCGGTTAACCCTGGGGGGTGTCTGATAGTTTCCTGAGAGTCGGCTGATAGTCCATTCTCAGGGAACTCTCAGGGAATAAATTGGGTGTAGTGTCCGTTATACAGGTACAGGGCAAGCACAAGGCAAGCCCGAATAACAAGGGAAACGATTATGAATCAGCAGGAAATGGGCAAGGCTGTATCAGATTATTACGACACTCTCTACTCTGTCGCGTTTAATCTCACACGCGATCATCACAAGGCGAATGATCTCGTGCAGACTACGGCAGAGAAAGCGATCAAGGCGAGCGATTCCTTCTCAGAGGGTAATCTCGTTGGGTGGCTCGTTACGATTCTCCGTAACACTTTCCGTAACGATTACCGCGCGGAAGATCGCATCTCTTTCTCCTCTATTGAGGAACTGATCGAGCAGGGCACTACGGCTGAGGATTCACTTCTCGCCAGCGATGAGGATAGCGAGCAGGGTTCAGATTCTCGCTTCTCTAGCGCGAGCGCGGAAAGCGTGTTCCTCTCTGGTGGCTACTCTCCAGAATTGGCAAGTGCCTTGCAGAATATCTCAAAGGCTCACCGCGACATTCTTCTTCTCAAGGCTGAGGGCTACTCATATGAGGAAATAGCAGAAATCCTCAAGATCGAAGTTGGCACAGTAATGAGCCGACTAGCCCGCGCTCGTAAGTCAATAAAGGAAGTGCTCGTATGAGCCTCCTAAATCCCCTAGTCTCCGGTCTCCCAATCACAGTAATGTGGTTGGGAGCTGGGATCTGTTTCGCAGTAGCCTACTTTAAGGGAGGAAAATAGATGGGCAAGATGAAGGAATTGGCACTTAGGATCGCAGAGTGTGAAAAGTGTGAGGGCGCGGGAATCCTGAGCCACACGCGGGACGATGTGGACTATGAGTGGGCGTGTGAGTGTAATCCATACGGACTCTAAGAAGTGGGGCGCGGGAAACCGCGCCCTATCTATTAGCCCTGTCAAGGGCTAGGCAATTGGGTTTGGCATAGTCCAACACAAACATATGAACGGCATTCGGGTAAGGCGTAATAAATTGAACCCTATAAAAGACATTAGACAAAAGAGAGCAAAACGTCTAACCCTCAACTAGCACTTCATTCCTGAGAGTTACCTGATAGTTAGCCGAGGGAATAATATGGGGGGTCTATTTGTTCTATAAGTGTAAGACCACTACTACTACAAGGGAGCAAGACAATGGATAGATTTTATACAAATAACACCTATGATGTGTCTGACGCGCAGGATTTTAAAGTGCGTGTAGCAGATCCACTAGACGCCGACATATATTTAGGTATGGAGGCTAGTGGCTGGGCTGGGAGCAATTCAGTATCTTTCTACGCTATCCAGAACCTACGCTTAACGCGGGCTCAGGCTAATCAGATCATTGACGCGCTATCTAACGCTATCGGTGAGTATGAGGAGGCTAAGGCTCTCGCAGAGTATGACTCTCAGCGCGACTCTATCTTCGAGGAGGAGTCAGTATGAGCGTCCTAGAGGAAATTCGCTACACGCACTCTCTCCAACAGCATAGCGTGACGCGTGAGATGGTGGCGGAGGAATTCGCCACCCTCGAAAGTGACTTCGACAAGGGCTACGCCCTCGATCAGATTATCGGACACCTAGAGTTAGATAAGAAGCACGGACAAGAGTCGTTCCCACTATGGACGGCGTGGCGTGTAATCCGCGCAATAAATGCAGACTCCTACGGACTGAGGGACTAATGGGACACAATTTTGCTGAAGACTTGGCTAGTGGGGATCTACGACTCTCACTAGAAGATCAGATCGGTATCCACCTATCGAGTAATCATTACCCGCCAGTACCGCAGAGTATGGTCGCGCCTTGCATAGAGGCTATCGAACTCTGTAATGCAGGAGATCAGGGAGAATTGGTAGACCTGCCGGACGGAATTCTATGGAAAGGCGAATCACAAGCGCCAGCCTACGCCATAGTAGAGGCTCACCACCTAGACCCTTGGATAGAGTACTTCGAGTAACTATCCAAAACGATAAGCGCCCTATTCCCTTGGGGCGCTTATTTATTTACTCCCTAAACGGCATTGGGTTAGGCATTCAACACAAACATTGTGGCATTGGGAATAGGGCATAAATCAACAAACGTTCCCTATTTTTTATTCCCTGAGAGATTCCTGAGAGTTATCTGAGAGTCGGTGATGGAATAAATAGGGGGGTGTAAGTGTTCAACTATTGAGAAGATCGACAGGCGATCACTCTAAAGCAGAAAGGGACAAAATGCTTACAGCACAACAGAATCGAGAGGTAGTTGATCTCGTAAACGCGCTATCGGGTTCACTTCTAGTGGATCAAGGCTTGATCGTAGAAGCGATCAAGGATAACGACGATATTCACGGGCTAATTTATAAGTGGCTCACACGCGGTGGGGTCGATTACTCCACAATAGTTCAAGCATTCGGGGAGGTGTTCTAATGACCACTATTCACGCTGGCGATCACACTACTGATTGCCCTACCTGTAAGGCTAATTGTTCTTGCGGTACTTGCGAGCAGAATGCGCGCATAAAGGACAATATGGATAGCGATCTAGACTATGCGCTAGAAGCGGGCGACTTCGATATGTTTATGGATATATTCGAAGACCGCGACCCATTCGAGTTCCTATGAGCCGTAAAGATTATCGAGCACTAGCGGAGGCGCTGAAAGGCGCCTCTGCCACCCCACAGGTAATTGCAGCAGTCTCACGAGTGCTTGCAGATGATAATCCCCGCTTCGACTGGCAAAAGTTTGCCCTAGCGTGTGGAATAAATGACTAGTGTTAATTGTTCTACTAATGAAGGGAGGTGATATAAAATGGAAAATGACAATGTTGAGGCGTTACGCGCCTTAATTATGCAGGTAATACAAGATCTACCAGCACCTGCGCCTGTTCAGGTTCAGCCCCGCACTTATGTTAAGACTAACGTTCGTGTCCAGAACCTAATGCAGGAAATCGTTGAGAATGATGTAATCTACAAAGAAGCGATAAATACACGCAAGCAGGCAGAAGTTGCTGCCGCAAGTGCTCGCGCTCGTATCGAAGAACTTCTAATAGAGTCACGCAAACTCAAAGTCCCACAAGCCTTAATTGGAGAAGCCTTAGGTATCTCTAGTGGCTCTGTGTCTAGCCGTATGGCAACCGCGCGCAAGTCTGTGCGTAACCGCAAGAAAACTAAATAACGACCAGCCAAGTTTCTGGGGCTATCCGTAGCAAGCGTGCCTGTCCACGCCAAGAGCCGTAATTGCCCCAGTAAAGCGGAAAGGTATGGTCACCACCCGCTAAGTAGCCCCGC